CGAAACGACAAGTCTCGATGATGCTCGTGTTTATCTGGCGAAGTATTACCCGACTGGTGGATGGGGAGTTCTTTCGGACACGGCGAAACTTGACGAGTTCTTTCAGAAGCATCTTCACAAGGATACGTGGGAACAGGCGATGTATGGCGATCACTTCACTATCCTCACCGAGTCGATGCTGAAGGGGGCGGACCCGATGATTGATGGGAAGCGCGAGATTTTGGCTATAGTTCAGAAGGCCGCCGAAGATGGGAAGGTTGGGCACTAGGCATGAGCGCAAACCGGAAGTATCTAGAGAGCCACGGTTGGCGTCTTTGGTCGCGCAAGAAACATGGGATGTATATCAAAGAGCGCTGGTATCATCCTCGTGATGGAAGTAGGGCGTTCAGTCAACAGGATGCAATTGCAGAACAACGACGATTCAACAAGGAAAGGAAACCAGATGCCTGATACTAAAATCTACGAGTGCCTGAAGCCGGTAAAGTCCAGCATGTTCAGCCGGGCCGGTTACAGCGAGTCAACCTGGAAGCTGCTCTTCGAGTTCCTCTCAACAAAGGAAATCCGCGCCTACAAAAACGTTGCGCCGGAGGTGGCCGACGAAGCGCTGACCGCGCCGTCGATCGGCAGATGGTGGAATGCCAACGTGAAGTCCAACCCGGCCTGGGAGTACGACGTTCTCGGCGCCGACCCAAGCCAGATGCCGGAGATGCCGAAGGCGAAGCCTGTCGAATCCCTGAGCGTGATGGATGAAGACATAAAACTGTGCGAGCCGGGCTGGAACGGTCACGGCATCGACCCGGCGGAGAACGACGGAATCGAAGCGCATGCTCCAACCGAGGAGCACACTTGGCCGGTTTATGGCGGCATTGATCGAAGCCAAACGACGATACCCGCTCCGAAGCAGATGCACGTCTCCGAGATCGGAACATGGCCACAGCCGCCCGCTGGCAACGTGAACGACTGGCCGAACTGTGGCGTGATCGAAGAAAAGTCAACAACCGTCTTCGACAAGCCCGGCTTCTTCGCGCAGGAGGTCGAGCAGCAGACCGCCATCGTCCGCCAGCCCGTCGGCGAAGTCCTTGCCGCCTGGCGCGCGCCCGAGTCCGCGGCAGAGGCGCTGGACCTGCTCTCCGAGCGCGAAGGTGAGATCAAGGCGATCATTGCCCAGAACGTCGATACCGGCCAGCAGGCGCTGACTGTGCGCATCGACACCGCCGAGAAGCGCGTGGAGGCCAGCGAGACGCTCAACCGGCTGGTGAGCAAGGCCGACACCACCAAAGCGGCTCTGGACCCGCTCCGCAAGATTCTCTACGATGTCTACATGGAGACCGGCGGCAAGGTCAAGGCCGGTCTGGAGCCGCTGGAGGCTGGCATCAAGCACGTCAAGGCGCAGATCCTCGGATGGGATCAGGCCCAGGAGCGCATCCGGCAGCAGAAGATTCGCGAGGACAACGAGCGCCGTGATGCCGAGGCGCGCCGTCTGCAGGAGGCGGAGGCGGCCCGGCTCAAACTCCTCGATGTGCAAGATGCGCTCGACGAAGGCGACGAGCAGCGCGCCGAGACCCTCTTCGATGCGCCGGTCATCGAGGTGCCGCGCCCGTATGTGGCTCCGGTTTATGTCCCGCCGGCCGCGCCTAAGATCGAAGGGCAGAGCACGTCGACCAAGTGGAAAGTGGACGAGGATTTGATCGAAGACGATCAAGCGTATACCGCTTCGATCGTGACTCTCATGCGCGCCGTGATTGCCGGGAAGTACGATATGCAGCAGGCGGCGGCATTGCTCAAGTGGGATCTTTCAGCCGCGAACAAGTTGGCTGGAGCTCTCGGCGCTTCGTTTAATGTTCCTGGCCTCAGCGTCAAGGAGGTCGGTTCTCTTTCGGTGCGCAGGAAGAAGAAGTAGGGAAGGGGTCCGCATGGACACGGCTATCGAACTGGAGCAATGGCTCCGCAAAGAAGCGCACGATAAAACGAAGCGGGCTGAATCTCGCAAGTGCTACGCACGGACACCTGCCTCCGACGCAGAACGCAAAGCGGCTCATCAACTAGCACAGCAAATGATGGGCCGAAAGTTCCCTCTGCAGAGCAGGGAAGAGGAAGAAAAGAGCCACAAGATCGAAGAGCGGATCGCAGCAAAACTTGACCAGGAAGCGGCAATGCTTTTGCGGTTCGCCGACTTTGTTCACGAAAGGAACAGCACGACATGACAGGAACAGTAATCAGTTTCGACGACAAAAAAGGCTGGGGTTTCATCCGCAGCGATGAAGGTGGACCCGACAACTTTGTGCATCATTCAGAGATTTTACAGGAAGGCCATCGGACACTCAACAAAGGGGACCAGGTTAATTACGAAGTTGAGGATGGTCCAAAGGGGCGGCCAGTCGCCGTCAGAGTCGTCATAACCGGAAAGGCAAAGGTGTAGTATGGCAGAGCGGGTTCTCAATCTCAAGCAATCCAAGAACATCCATTCGGCGGCTTACGATCCTGATTCACAGAAGCTGACCGTTCGCTTTCACCACGGCGGAACTTATGTCTACGATCAAGTTTCCGCAGACAAAGCCCAGGCATTCGCCGACGCCGACAGCCACGGGGAATTCCTTCACTCCGACATCAAAGGCCAGCATACTTTCACGAAGGTCGGATGAAGTTCTACTTCATCTTCGAGCCTTGCGATTTATGGGTGGGGGTGTACATCGACCGCGTGAAGCGCCGGGTGTACATCCTGCCTGTTCCCTGCTTCGGGATTGTGATTCAACTGGAAGGGTAAGTAGTGGCTGACCTGCAAGAATTTCGGCTTCCCGACAAAGCGCCTGAGCCGCCAGCAGAGCGAGGCCGCGGGAGAACTCTGCCCAATCTGGCGTTCGATAGCGGGTTGCCAGCCAATGTGGATGCGGAACGAACGATATTAGGGAGCGTGCTCTTAGACAATGCCGCTTTCAACGAGGCCGCCGAGAAGCTCTCCGAGGATGATTTCAGCCTCGACAGCCATCGCCGCATATTCCTGCGCATAAGTGAACTGATCGACGCGAACCAAGCGGTCGACATTGTGACGCTCTCCGCGGAGCTCGACCGTTATAAGGAACGGGACACTATCGGCGGAGTGGCTTTTTTGGCTGGTTTGACGGAGGGGCTTCCCCGGCGCCCGGTGATCAGCGAGTATATCCGGCTGGTCCTCGATAAGAGCCGCCTGCGCAAGATGATGCTGATCTTCTCCGCCGGCATTGCGCGCGCGGCGGATCAGAGCGAGACGGCGCTGGAGATACTCGAAGCTGCCGAGTCGCAATTGCTAGAGATCGCGCAAAGTGCAATCTGCGAAAGGCCAAGGACAGTAGCAGAGTCTGTTGAGGTCGCGGGTGGAGTCGATTCCTACATGGCTCCAATTATCAACCCTGTCGAAAAAACGGGGCTGATGACCGGATTCCTAGATTACGATAACGCTACTGGCGGGTTGCAGAAATCAGAACTTACTGTGATAGCCGCACGACCTTCAATCGGGAAGACTGGGCTTCTGGCTAATATCCTACAGAATGTATGCCTTGGGACCGATAACGTCGCCTTGTTTTTCAGTTTAGAGATGAGCCGATCTGCTATCGAGAGAAGGTTGCTGTCAGCTATTGCACGAGTCGATGTCAAGCGAGCGATGAGTGGATGGTATCTCAGCAAACTCGAAAGGGAAAAACTGCACAACGCCCTCAATGCGCTCGTGGAATCTCATCTTATCATCGATGATTCATCCACTCTAACACCAACTCAGATGCGGGCAAAAGCGCGCAGGGTGAAACAAAAATACGGGAGACTTGACTTGATCGCCGTGGACTATGCGCAATTGTTAGACCCAGGGCGCAAGGTATCCAACGAGCAAGAAGGTGTGTCTATCGTATCGAAATCACTGAAGGCGTGTGCAAAAGAACTGGAAACGAGTGTCGTTGCCCTAGCTCAATTGAATCGGAACAATGAGGGCCGTCAAGACAAGCGCCCGATCCTGTCTGATTTGAGATCAAGTGGACAACTTGAGCAAGATGCCGACGTTGTTACGGCGATTCATCGGGACGCCTACTATCGTCCTGACGATGAGGACGTGAAGGGGTTGGCGGAACTGCTGATTCTTAAACAGAGGAATGGGAGTACCGGCGTCATCAAATTGGCATTTCAAGCGGAAATTGTTCGGTTCGACAATCTGGCGAGGGGTGTATAATGAAGGGTGACGGGCGCTGTAAACGCCCGGCTCACGCCACACCGTCTCAGGAGGACGATATGCCACCCCATTTACCAAGTTTACCACCAGGACTCTGCATCTGCCGTGATCTCAACTGCAAAATTCCGTTTGGGGAGTGCCATTGCGGATGCGGCGAGAAAACAACTATCGCAAAATATCATTTCCCACACAACGGTTACTTCAAGGGTATGCCGGCGCGATATATCAAAGGCCATCAAGGGCGTATTCGGCCCGTGATTGAAGAAGCGCAACCGTTCAAGATAGATGGCGTCTATTGTCGGTTAATTCCCTTATCACAGACACTCTTTGCGATTGTATGGGAGTCTGATTATCTATGGCTAATGCAGTGGAAGTGGTATGCGAGGAAGGCTAGGATAGGGAAGCCAGGGTACTATGCTTTTAGGAACATCTGGGATTCAGACGGAAATGGAAAACATGCCGTGCCGTCGATGCACAGCGAAATTGCAGATAGATATGGGCTACCGGCCCTCGATCACGCAGATGGATGCGGATTAAACAATACACAAGGCAATTTAAGACCATGCAACGCTTCACAGAACGGGGCTAATCGTGGTAAAACCTGCAACAACAAGACAGGATTTAAGGGTGTTCGTACAAACAAAAACAGTGTCGGGTATAGGTCAAGATTGGCGTACATGGGGCGCGAATATTTCCTCGGCTCCTACGAGAAATCTGAAACAGCCGCCCGCGCCTATGATCGCAAAGCCCTGGAACTCTTTGGCGACTTTGCTCGCCTTAACTTCCCCAATGAACGTGATCAACGACTGGCCGAGATCGAATTGGCCAAGAAAGAGGCAGCATAGTGGACACAATCTCAAAGCAAGTACGCAGCGTTCTCTTCAACTTCGGTATTGACATTGCAAGCGTCACGGATGATAATACCCTTGTAGACGATCTTGGGCTAGACTCGATCGAACTGGTCGAACTTGCCCAGGATCTCGAAGAAGAGTTTGACATCATAATCCCCGACAGCGCGATCACCGCGGCGATGACGGTTGGACAGGTTGTGGATGTGGTGAAGAATTTGAAAGGAGTTACATCTTGAGCGATCAGGATCGGTATGTATGGGCGGCTCACGCAATGCAATCCGGTGTTGCCGTGTGTATGGAGAGAGGTACTGCGGAGACAACCCCGAAGCACCTGAGAGTTGGCGTGAACTCTGCCATGGTCAACGATGCGGCGATTGCGCGCCTGTTGATCGGCAAAGGCATCATCACCCTGGCGGAGTACGAAGCGGCTGTCGCCGACGAGATGGAGCGCGAGAAAGAGCGCTATGAAAGTCTCTTGTCTACTGAATCGACCAAAATCAAATTGGTTTAACTTCTCTGCCACTCCGGCGACTTAGAGTATGATGTATCTGACAGAGGAGGGTGATATGGGGACATGGACGATTTACCGGGATGGAGAAGAGTTTGAGGTCGGATGGTTCGCAATGATCGTGGATCGGTTGCCTGGATTTATTCGGACAATCCGAGCGACTGATTGGCGGCATTATTTCCAAGGTAACGGCCCCGGTGAAGTGGCGTGGGAAAAATTCACAGGATTCAAGGAAGCTCAGAACTCCCTCGATTCGGCTGCTCAGTTTTGCATCCAAGTGAAGGGAGGGATAAGGCCAGAGATGGGTAACTGTTATTATCAAAACATCGTGGCTCGTGGAATGGGCTCCATTGAGGCTGAGACAGATAAGAGGATTCAAGGCTTGGTTTCTCACTCTAAGGACATGATTATGCGGTACGTCGATCCAAATTGCACTTGCCGGATGGGGTTTCACAAGAGATGCCCCCTTCACGGAACGCGGGAGAATTAGTCCAAATTTTGGACTGGCGGTATGGGGTTATGGGGAACAAAACGATTTACGTAAAAGACGTAGACCTTCCTTTATGGGAAAAGATTCAAACCAGAGAAGGGCGTTGTATCAGTTCACTATTTTCACAGTTCCTTTCCGAGCATGAAGGTGCGAGTGTGGAGGCTGAGAAGAAGTGGGTGTGGTTTTCTAAGGGTGCCTATAAAACGGCTGTGGACCCCAAAGAAGTTTCATCTGTGTGCGATTCATCTTTCGGCGGATGCACTATCTTCCTGCGTGGTGGAAATACGAGTTTTCGAGTCGATGGGAACATCAAAGATGTATCCTCGAAATTGGGAATACCTGATGAGGGGGTGTAGGAAATGCAGCAGATGAGGGGATGGTTCTGGTATGGAACGCGCGATTTGCAAGTGGTTCCTTATATGAAGGGGACGCCCGTCTACGTCGATGGGATGATGAGCCACCTCTACTACAAAACCAAAGAGGAAGGGAAGATCGCCACGGCCTTCTGCGGCGAAGAAAAGAACCACGATCAGTTCGTTTATTTCTTCGAGTCTCTGAAGACGATGCAAGTGTGTTGCCGACTTCCCCTCGGGTAAGCTGGCAGAGAAATAGATAGCGGCGCGATACGCGCAGAGGTAATCTCCTTAGCGGGAGAACCCAAGATCAGCGGTGATGGTATTGATCCGCGATGAGAAGCTATCGCAATGCGCGGCAGAGCATCGTCATGTACACATAGCCGGAGTGGAGATGGCGCAAGCCTAAATCGAGGCCGGACCGCGCATCACTTTCAACGCAGAAAGGAATGGATATGCCACAAGACCAGAAGTTGTTTCGAGAGATGAGCGAACCGCATGAGAGCCGGGAGGCTCTTCAAGCAGCGCACCACCAATTCTTCGAGGAAGTCGTGGAGTTGCGCAAGAAGCACAAGATTGCCAATATCCTGCTGATCTACGCAGACTCCTACGAATCCGATGGAGAAGAAGTCGAGATGTTAGGCGCTTCGATGATTGGGGATCAGGAGATGCTCGCGAAACTATTGAGCGGAAAACAGTAATATCACTTTCAACGCACCACAGAAAGGAGAACTGAGACGATGCCAGCACAATGCTGTATCGATCGATTGAAGAGGCTTTTTGAAGAAGATCCAGACATGCCGATATTCTGCGTATTCGGCAAAGACCTACTGGCTCTTGAAACCGTTGACTTCTGGCTCATGAAAGCGCGCGAGAAGGGTGTCAACCAAGGAAAGATTCAGCGAGTCATTGAGCATCGGGATGCAATAGCTCGCTTTTATGAAGAGCATCCCGAACGTTGCAAGATTCCTGACTGATACCCACCAATCACCCAACGCACCACAAATCCAAAGACGAGGAGAAAGAGAAAATGGCACACGCAACATCGTTTGACACGGAACGGCTCAGCGAAGAGAAGATCGAAGAAGCCAACAAGCGCCTGGAGAAGCTCAACCCGGCGCATCAACCCGCAGCACCCGCAGCAGAACCTCCGGCCGGAGTCACGAAGGAGCGCAAATCCAACCGGCCCGCAGGGACCAAGGGCGTTCTCTTGCAGCTCAACCCGGACCAGTACGCGGCCCTGGAAGCGGCGGCCAAACAGGAACGGCGCACCGTGGCGAACTACGTTGCCATCTGCGTCGAGGACAACTTCACCAGTTTTATCACCCTCAAGTAACGGCATCTGCCGGCGAGAAGAGACGAGTTGACGGCGGGTGACGTAAAGTTGCCCGTCGTTTTAATTTCACGCTTGCAATTAGTTTTGATTTGTGTTTATAATGGGAATCGTAAGGAAAGGAACCACCGATGCGAACCTCCTGGCAAAAAGGCAGCGTCATTCGAGTCCATCAGAAGTCGGGCGACATCTGGCGATTGCGCTATCGGCTCGACGGCATTCAGCGCTCAGATTACATCGGGACCATCAAGCAGCATCCGACGAAGGCCTCGGCAGAGAAAGCAGCCGAGAAGATGCGCAGTATCATCAACTTCACGCCGACAGAGATCATCACCGTGGGCAATCTCATCGACAAGTACGAGCGCGAGGCCATGCCGGAGCGCGAAGCGACCGCGGCCAGCTACAAGTCAATCTTTCGGAGAATCCGCGAGCGGTGGGGTGATGTGCGCCTCGACCAGTTCTCACTCGACATGGTTGCCGTGGAGGATTGGCTCAAAGATCTCAAGGTGATCGGGCGCCACCCCAAACCCGGCGTCAAGCCGCCAGTCTCCCCATTGTTTTGCGCCCAGGTCAAGAATATCTTCCATACCCTCATCGAGCACGGGATGAAGTGGGGCGCGCTGCAGACGCAGAGAAATCCTCTTGAGTTGGTAAGGTTGAAAGGGAACGCGCGCGCCAAGGAACTCGTTATCCTCACGTTGGATCAGTACCAGGCATTGCTCGACGATCCGCAGTTGCCGGAGGTCGTGAAAGTCATGGTACAAATGGCGGCAGGGCTCGGCTTGCGCGTCAGTGAGATCCTCGGCCTCCGATGGGAAGACTGCAATTTCGAGGCCAAAACCATCCACATCCAGCGCAGCGTAGTCCACGGCAAGGCCAACGACACGAAGAGCAAGACTTCGGCGGCCACGTTGCCGCTCCACGACGCGCTCATCGAAATTCTGCGCGGCTGGAAGACGCACGAAGCACTCAAGAGCCGCTGGATTTTCTGCTCGGAGCGGACGGGAAGGCCATTAGATCGAGATTGGTTGCGCGCAGAGTACCTGCAGCCGGCTGGCGAGCGCATCGGTCTGCCTGGGCTTGGCTTCCATTCTTTCAGGCATACGCACCGCGCCATGATGCGCACTCTCGGCATCGACATGGAGACGCAGCGCGGCCTGATGCGTCACGCCAAAATCGCGACGACGATCAACACCTATGGCGGCCGGGATAGCGCGGAGCATCTGCGGCCCGAGAACGCTAAGATTGTGGAGATGCTGCCACGGAGGACCGCGTAATGGCTCATCTGCGTAACAAGGGCGATACGAAACATCTGTCAATTTCCAAACTCAGCCGTCTTACAAGAAAAGACTTGCGAGAGATGGAGTGCTTGAAGTTTGTCGTAACCAAGCGCCATGAGACATTGGCTGTTCTTATTCCCTATAGTCAATACTGCGAGATGCGAGGATTGCGCAGATGACCAAACATAAACTCTTTGCGAGTGGTATGGGTTATGGCCGAACCTTCTACGCCGACGAACCGGAAGATTTGGCCTATCTGAAGCAACTCGCCAAAGAAACGCGAGGCGACGAGAGCCGGTGGCCGGAGTTAAGTTTGAGGATTTACGGTCGCCCAAAGAAAGAGGTGAATCCATGAGCGAAAAGCGATACGTATTACCGGAAGGGATGAGAGGGGCTGCGTTGATGTCTCTCGACGATCCAGCGCATACGCCAAACATCGTGGCGTATTGGGAATTTCTCGAAGCGGCTCTGCGCTGGCAGTCAGAGAACCCGCAGGTGCCAACCGAACAACAATTGAGTGACATGGCGGCAGATGCTCATGTTTGTATGGATGAGGTAATCGCCGAGTGGCAGCGCCGGATGTACCTCGCTCCGGAGCCGGAAGTGGACCGCGTTGATTTTTATGTCAAAGGTTCGGACGGTGAGTATCGGCCATGGAAGCCGACCGAAGAGCAGGTTCGCTTAGGAGGGGAATTCTTGCGTTCGCCGATTCGCTGCTTGGACTGCGGAACCTACTTCATAGGAGACAGTTGCCCGTGCAAGAAGAAGTCGAATCCAGAAGTTCTGGATGCGAAACAGCGCGTGTTGGCGGTTTATCCCGGCGCAACGGAGATGCCCGACGCAAGCGGAGCACCATCCGCTGATTATTGCATCGTGCGCCCTGCCACGAAAGAGGATTGGCCTGAGAACAAATGGGTACAAGTTGGACCCTATGTAAGTGGCGATCCGTGGGAAGCTGCTGCATTGCGTATCCATGCGTCAGGAGTGCCGGAGGAGATCAAAAGACCTACTCTTGGCAGACATACGGGAAGGATTCTTCAAGCCGGAAGTGGTCAACGAGCGCATGGCGGAGTGCTTCCGGCGCGGCCAGAAAGCGAGGACCGCATGAGTGACCAAAAGACCTGCAAGCACGAAACCGTCAACCGCTCGGCAACCGGAGATTCTTGGAACTGCGACGGCTGCGGAGCTGAGTTCTTTTGCCTCGGCCTCCAGCCCGGCAAGATCACCTACACGCCGATGCCGGAGATGGCCACCCTGCGCGATCAGTTTGCGATGGCGGCGCTGAACGGGATGCTAGCTGATCCGCAAGTGCAGGCGCATCAATCAACAGCGGGGCTGGCATATCAGATGGCCGATTGGATGATGAAGTCCCGTAAGTAACTCTTCCCTGAATTTTCCCATAAGTGGGAGTTCGGCTGCAAAATCAAGCTCCCTTGTCTATCGAACGAACACACGGCAGAAAGGAAATTATGAAGATCATCGCAAAGTCAGGTCCAAGAGCTTATATTCTCGAAGCAACTTCAGATGAAATCGATAAGCTCGCCGGAAGATTGACTTGCAAGAATGCTAACGGCCAAGAAAATGACCTACTCTATGTTCTTGGGACAAAGTTCAACATTGTCAACGCCTTCACGCAGATTTACCGCAACGGCCAGCGCAAGCGGGAGATCGAAACCGTGCGTAAGACCCTGGAGGGCGTCATCAACTCCCTGGACATCATTGAGCCGTTCATCGAGGAGCCAAAGACCGAACCGCCGGCGGAGGTGCAATCATGACCTGGCAATACAACCCCGAGCGCGGTGACATTACAGACCCGGACCTAGTTGAATTAGAGCCGGGTTGCTACATGATGGCCTTTGATACTCCCGATGGCTTGTGCCGACCGAAAACCGGATGCCCCGGATGCGCACAGGCTAGACGCCGAGCTTACTATGGAGGCGTCCTGATTTGCGAGACAGTTCCAAAGGAACACGCTCCCCTGCTCGTCAACGCTCCCGCCATGCTGGTTTCCCTCAAGGCCTTACTTGCCAGGATCGAGAGCGGATACCTTGTGCGGAACACCGAGAAGGATTCATCTCCCGATTTCCACATGGAGGCTTTGGTGTTTGTCTGCGAGTTGAAACAGGCGGCGGAGTTGATTGAGAAGATCGAACCGAAGAAAGAGGTGCAACCTTGATAAAGAACTACAAACATGTCGTCTTTTTTGAGAGCCAGGTCGGTGCATCCAAACGTGTGACGAAAGTCTGGAGCTGCCAAAGTAAGACAGGAACCATTCTGGGCTTTGTTCGCTGGTGGGCGCACTGGAGGCGGTACTGCTTCTTTCCATCTCCCGATATGCTCTTCGATTGCCACTGTCTCTGGGATATTGCCGATTTCGTTGCCGGGAATACGACAGAGCAAAAGGAAATTCAGAAGCAAAAGAAGGTGAAACCATGACAGAGCGCAGACAAGGGCATAGCGCGCTGCACTACTTCCGCTGTCAGTCTTGCGGATATAACGGACCGATCACAGAGGCGGAAATTGCTAAACATCGAAGCCTTTGCGCTACAGGAACCACGGAACCAATTGCGACCGGAGTTCAGCTAATCACAGCGGAGCGCCAGCGTCAGATCGAAGTTGAAGGCTGGACGCCAGAGCATGACGACGAGCATCTGTGCGGGTCGTTAGCAGAGGCTGCTGTATGCTACGCGGCCACCGAACCTCTTTATCGGATGCGCGATAAAGGGAATAGCGGAATCGCAAAAGGTATTGTATTTGAAGACCCGTGGCCCTTTGATTGGGATACCTCTTGGGATAAACGTGAACACGATGCAAGCGGAAGACCTCGATACTGCCAGTTCCCAATTCCTCGTCGCATCCGAGACTTAGTGAAAGCTGGCGCATTGATCGCGGCTGAGATTGACCGACTTCAACGGAGGCAACCATGACACCATCAGAAATTCGTACCCGGCAAGACGCCATCAACAAGGACATGGACGCAAGAGAGTCTGTCGATGGCCAATCGGACATTCAGCGGCAGGAAGAAATGATGCTCGGCGTCTGCTTTTGGCTGGCAGAGATTGCCGGGCAGTTGGCAGAAGACCTTGAACACATGAAGAAGATCACCTACCCGATCAACGCGGAATCGCCGTGGGTGTGGTTGACCTTCGATAGAAAGCCGTTTGTAGTTGACCGCAACGAAGTTACTGGCGTAGCTCCGCTTTATACCGGCATCGAAGACAAGCCGGCGGTGAGTATTGGCATGAAGGGCGAGCCGTGGTCGAAATCCGCAGATGGAACCATGGCCGAAGTCTGCGCCAAACTCGGAATACCAGTGGAGGAACCATGAACATAGGCGAACCGCAGCGCGAGATCATCGTCGAGCCGATCGAGTTACCGGAGCCGTTGCGCGAGCAGCCGGAGCCGGACCATCAGCCAGAGAGACAGCCCGAAGAGGAGCCAGCCCGTGTTTGATCGCAAGAAACTCGAAGCAATCCTCGACAGCCTTGAGGTGAGTACGCATTTTCCCTCCGAGGCTCCGAGTGGAATTGTTGCCCCGCCGCGCTCCGCTCTCGAAGAGAAGATGGATAAGTACGACATCTTCAAGCAGGGCGACTACGAGAACGTGGGCACGCCGGAGTTTCCGATCTGGGCGAAGAGAAGTTTGCAGGACACCTTGAATGCGATTATGAATAATGCGTTTACATCAATGCCGTTCTGGGCTTCGCCATCGTATCCAACCTACGGCGGCATCCTGCGTGGAGCTTACGCGCCCGGCACAAATCCTGGTGTGGCACCACTCACCGAAACTCCCTACGCGAAGCTCGGGAGAAAGATCAAGAAATTGAAGTGCGTCAATGCCGCAAAGATCGCCGACCCGGAACCGCCAGAGCCAGTCAAGTCGCCCGACTACGTGCATACCATCACCGCCTGGCGTGGCTGGGACATCGACAATGGACGGCTTGCGGCGCTGGGTTCCGATGCAACATGGCGGCCAAAGAAAGCAGAACAGGCAGATTGCCGAAACCACAATCATCCCGCCCCGCAAATGAAATGCGCTTGCGGCTACTGGTCCTTCAAGAAGTTCGAGGATATGGTGAAGGTGCTGGAAGGCTACGCCAACAACGTGAAGGTGGTCGGCACGGTTGAGATTTGGGGCAGAGTCATCGAATGCACGAACGGCTTCCGCTCGGAGTTTGCTTACCCAAAAGAATTGTGGTTGCTCGAAGAGGGGCTTGAGTCGCTGTCGTGGAGCTACGGTGTGCCTATTCGTAAGATGGAGGGCGTATGAACTGGATGACGGCCAAGTTCAAAGGAGAGTGCGTGAGTTGTACTCGCAATATCGACGAGGGCGAGCGCATCCTCTTTGACTTCGAGGAGCGCGAGGCCTACTGCAGCAAGTGCGGGGAGCGGTACAAGCCGGACCCGAAAGGAAAACAATGAGTGAAACCAAAATCAGTTCTTTTGATGTGCTGAAACGGATGAGCGAAGATGATCTTGACATTCGTCTTGCGGCCTCGGATAACCTTCGGAGCATGAACCTCGTCCACAAAGGCAAAGACACCGACATCACCATCGGCGTTACAGGCAACGTAATCGGTGCTATCATAACGAACGAACTCCACATCTGCCTGCTCATCTGGAACAAAGAGCAGTATCGGGCAACCAAGGCGAAGATCGAAAAGGAAAGCAAAGGATGACCGACCTCTTCACCGAACCCGCCGACTACCCCGAGTCCACCCTGGTCTCGATCTACAACGCCTACCCGCGACGCACAGGCCGGCCGCAAGCGCTCCGCCGCATCCGCGAAGCCCTGAACCGCATCTGCATGGGCGAGATCGACGGCGCGCCCCGCACCCAGGCCGAGGCCATCGAGTTCTTGCGCATGAAGACGGAAGAGGCGCGCGTCCAGATGGGTGCCAGAGAGCAGAAATTCATTCCGCTCATGGCTACATGGCTCCATCAGATGCGTTATCTGCGAGTGACACTGGCCCAGGCCGCTGCGATGCCGAAGCGTTTGAAGGCCTGCGTGCGCATCTTGGCGCTCTACCCGAAAATGCCGGGGATCAACGTGCTCTCTGACCGAGTGGCGGCTTTCGTGCCGGCTCTGAACGCGATCGACAAGGCGCTGGAGCGGATGGAAGAGAATCCTTTGCGCGTCGGCTATGCCAAGCAAGAGGCGAACGCGGAAGTCTACCTGAGTGAGCGCGTAGCGGCTTACAGGGATGCGGTCTCAACCTGGCCAGTGGATGAGATGCAGTTTGTCCCGGCGCCGGCCAAGTTTTTTGACGAAGCGAGGTACGAGCATGATGAAGCAACCTGGGCAAGAAGGCCCGTCAATGGCTTTGAGCAAGAGCGGTCCCAGCTCCAGCGTCTCGTTAATTGAGAACGAGCGTATGGCTGCTGTGGGTCTCGCCATGGTGCGCGAGTTTTTCCCCACCAATCAGCCGGAGAGCGATGCCGCGGCGCGGCTGCGCATCGAACTTCTCGCCGAGGTGGTGGCCGCTGTAGGCTCCGAGCGCTTCTTGAGGGCCGTGAAGGACGCCATTGCCGTCAGCCGGAGCCGCTGGGATTGTTCCGTCGCTAGGATCCGCGAGATGGCCGGGCTGCGCTACGAGCCGCCACAGAGCCGGGTGGCCGCCGCCTGGGACTTCGCGACACAGACTTTCCTCAACCATGCGCGCCTGGACCCGGAAGGCCGCTACCGGCTCGAAGAGAAAGTCGTGCTGCGCGATGGCGTGGCTGAGGTGACGCCGATCCCCCTGGTGCCGCCGGCTGTCCTGCGAGCTGTGCAGGCGCTGGGCGGGTGGTCTGCGCTGGCCGACACGTCGAACTGGAGTTTTCGATACAAAGACTTCCGCGAATTGTACCGCGACGACTCCAATCCACGCATGGACCGGACCGGCTCGGATCTGGAGCGCGCTGGATGAAACGTCCCACATCCAAAGTCTGCTGGCGCTGCCGACGAGGCGAGCACGGTCTTTGTAGAGGGACGAGGAAAATTCCTCACAATGGGCTCGCGCCCTGCGAGTGTTCTTGTGGTAGAATAGAAACTGCGAAGAACAATGCGGATGGATTGCCGCCGGAAGGTCAATGACCCCGGCGGCGCTTTTTTGCTGAAAACACCTAAATATCCTCCGCAACCCCCTTGCAAACACCCCATCTTTCATTAAAATGACGGCGATGGCTACTGCTCTTGCACTGCCGACGCCCGACATCTTGCCACCAGCCGGGGAAGTTCTCGCCCCAGAATCCCAGCCCGTTGCCGAGTATCACGGAGCGCTGTTGCAGGCCGCGCGCAACCTGCGCAAAAGCCTCTACCAGATCGCCTACTACGGCTTTAGGATGAGACTTTCCGAGGGCTGGACAGCATTCGGGCTAGAACCCGGTCCCCGCGGGGAAGACGCCTACCGGGAGAGCTTGGGCATCCCGCGGTCCACCTACTATAAGTTTGTGCGCATAGGGCAGAGTTTACATCAACTCCCGCTGGCGGAACTCGAGAAGATCCCGGTCACGAACGCCGAGTTGCTGATTCAAGTCGACCCCGCGATCATCCACGACTTTTCCTGGGTGCTGGAGGCGAAGACGATGGAGCCGGCCAAGCTCGCCGAACTCGTCACCTCGCGCAACAAGGCGGCTGGAAGCGATCGGGAGCCGATGGTGGCCCTGAATGTCCGACTTCCATTCCTCGCCAAGCGCGCCATTGAGGAGATGCTGGAGGCTTACAAGGACCGGCACGAACTCTCCAGCAAGGGGCAGGCGCTGGAATTGATGGTAGCCGATCGGCAACACGACCAAAGTCTGCTCGCCTTCGTCGACCAGGCCCGGAAGTTGCTCGGCGGCGTCATAAAATCCATGGAGCGCCGGGGAGGTCCGGAGAGCGAAGAGAAAGTTTGGGTCTCGCTGGCCCAGGAGGTTCTCAATGAGGGCTACTCGCAAGCGATTCAAGCCGCCCGAGAGAAATCGTACCGCGATAAAAAGAATGGAGGACGGCCGTGAAATCTGTATGCAGAACGAAGCCGGACGCGCGGAATACAAGCATCGTAAAATGCTTATGTGGCAGCGCCAGAATGGCCTTTGCAGTCTCTGCAACACCTCTCTATCGCTTATTGAGGGAACCTTCGAACACGCACAAGGGAGAACCAGTGGACACTTTGACGACAGAATCATCAATGAGCACGGCCAGCCAATTAACTCGCTTTGCCATTCTCGGTGCAACCAGAAAAAGGGTAGCCGACATTTTCAGCCTGCTATTCCTCGCGGCTTCGATCCTGATCCTGAGTTTGACGACTAGCGCTTTTGCGCAGGCGGGCGCGCCGATCAGCGGCCAATGGATCACGCCCGGAGGAACGCCGGCAGCCCACGCGCAGATATACGTGTGCCCTTACACCGCGAGTGGCATCCCGTGCTATCCTCAAACTCAGATTTACGCTGACATTGGGTTGACTGTACCTTTGGCACAGCCTTTTTCCGCAGATCAATACGGCAACGCCACATTTTATGTTTCCCCTGCAAGTTATCTTGTTCAAGTGCGAGTAAATGGAACAATAACCTATTCCTACGCATATCAAGTGAGCGCAGCTGGATTATTCAATCCTGTTCTTATATCGCAGGGCGGCACGGACTGCACCACGGCGACCTGTGCGAAGGCAAGCATTGAAGCACCTATCCGATTCGCAGAGAACTATTCTGGCACAACGGCAGATGTGTCACTTAATACCTGCTTAACAGCGGCGCTTCCAAGGGGTACTTGTGATATTCGAGGCTGGGGAGGCACGACACAGAGCGTCGCGGCAACTGTTACTGTACCCAGTGGTGTGACACTACTTGGCGATCTTGGAGAAAAATTTCAACCAGCTGCGGGATTTCTCGGTAGCAGCATTACAACAGCGACTTATGTGAGTGGAGGGACTTTCAGCGGTGATGGAAGTGTGACCCTAAATACATTCAACGCATCGTGCTCTGGCGCTACGGCAACTATGGCTGTAGCGGGCGGAGTTCCTGTCTTGGGCAGCATAGTCGTTACCAACGGCGGGACATCCTGCACGGGCGCTCCCACCATGGCAACTTGCAGCAGCGGCACGGCGACATGCTCTGGCACTCTTACTCTAACCTCTCAAGGCGCGCCAATGTTTAATATCGTTCCTAATGGGAGAGTAGATGGAATCTGGGTAGACATGAGCAACCTTGTGGCGGATACCTGGGCCGGTGCAGTCTTTAATTTCAAAGGCTTCTATACGGACGGGCTTGTGACATCCTTACACAATTTTCTTATCACTGCTATGCACCAAGGGACCGGAACTGGCGTTGCGATTACCGCTGGCTCGACAACTCCTGCCTACTACATTGATGTTTCTGACTTCTCGATCTACGGGACCGCTGCCAATATCGCTTTGACCACAACAACCGGTGGATTCATAAATGCGAACACATTCAGCAACTTTGCGCTAAGTCCCTCACCGATGCCAGGAGATACCGGAAATGGAATTGTAATGAACACGGGTGGTGGCGAGATTGGGGGTAATATGTTCACAAATTGTAACATTGAACAGTCTCCGAGCGTGACTGGATATGGGGTTTATTTTGAGAATTCTGCGGTAATTACGTCTAATCAATTTCAATGCAATATGTGGGACGGAAATACGTACTCCTTTTACAACGCGGGAAACTTCGGAAACACGGAAAATAACTATTTCATCGGTCAGTTGGATAAACCGGCTTATGATCCAGCGGGCCTTAATACCATCATAAACACTATAACGGGAGCAATTTCTGTTGATGTGTTCTCGCGTAATTTCACAGGTCTAAACAGTTTTGCAAATCCTCCAAGGTTTCACACGACGGCGGCCAATAACCAACAAGCACTTAGAATTTATTCTTCCTACATCACTACAGGGCGATACTGGTCAATGGGTTCTTACTACGGTATCACTGATTCTGACTTTACTCTGTGCTACAACGGAGCGGCTGGCGCGCTATTGTGCGCTTTGGATGTTGACAATCTAGGTAATTTGTATCAGTTTGGCGTGAAGATACTCAATGCTTCTGGATCGTTGACTGCTCCAAGCTATACGCTTCCCAGCGCTCCGGCTGGGTCTTATGTGGCGGCCGACGGAACGGGCGCTGGAACACCGGTCAACTCCGGTACGCGGTGGTCGCCAGCCTTCTACAACGCAACGGGGGCAGCGGTCAGCGGAACAACGCCGTTTACAGGATTGGAGTATTGGTCAGGTTCGGGGGCTCCAGCAGCAGCATCGGCCGCTCAGGTGGTAGCTGTAATCGGCGCCACGGCGGTTGCTAATGCCACAGCAGCAACTACGGCTGCTAATCTCAGCGGCACTCCAGCCCTACCAAACGGCACTACGGGAACGACGCAAGCTGCGAACTCGGCAGACGCTAAACTGGCAACTGACAATACTGTTATCAATGCCTTCGCCACACCACCCACGGCTGGGTACGGAAGCAGTACGCCGGAGCCTGTTAATGCCACGACTTCCACGGCCAATGCCTATTCAGGAACAGGGACGGCAACTTTTGTAGCCCAAGTAGGCCAAGGAACAGGGGGCAGCTTTGTGGCCCCGGCTTGCGCCACAGGTTACGGCTGCAACTCGGTAAGCGGCACCGGAACTCTAACGACCGGGAGTGCTCCCACAGGGGCATCGAATGTGATTTATATCGCTTTCTCGACCACCAGAACGAACATCCCCACCTGTGTAGTATCGTTGTGGCCCGCGACGCTGGTTCCTTACGCGGTGGCTCCTAGTGGTATGACAACTTCCTACGGTTATTTCTATTATTCGGGAGCACTCCCAGCAAACACGGCCATGACATTCAGTTATACGTGCTCTGGAAAGTAGTCTGCACGCGGAACACGGACGCGCAGGTTTGGGCGATGTGCTTGAAGCAGTGACGGGCCGAGAACGGGCCGGGATCAATTTGACAGTCGCAAGGTGGTGAGTAGAGATGAGCGAGACAGAGGAAAATCAAACCGCGTTGGCGACTCAGCTTGCAGGGCTGCTGCGCGAACGAGAGCAGGCGCAGACCGCTCTCCTCACTGAACATACGCGACTCTTAGGAGATATTAGTACGAAAGTCTGTTTGATTGAGGAGCGCACAAAAGGCCTGCCGGTTCTTACTGATCGAGTGACGGCGCTTGAGAACTGGCGCTGGAAAATGGTTGGGATTGCAGTCGGAGCAACGGGACTCGGCGGAATTATCGGGTGGGCAATATCGCTGTTTGTTAAGCATCGAAGGAACCGGGTGTGCAGATTGAGGCAGATAAGTAGGCGGCATTGAGGTAAGGTAGAACCGGCCTTATGCAGTAATGGCTCCGTAGAATCGGGACGGCTGGAAGTTGCGGGAACGAGGTAAAGCAGATGGCCGAAGAGACGAAAGAACAGAAAAACCTAGTTGCTGCCGCTCTGGTAGTTTTGAATCGAGACGTGAAGATGTTTGCGCTCCTCCTATCGATAGTCATTGGAGTGGGTGGCGTATGCGGCGGTCTGGTTAAAATCGGATATTCTATCAGCCATGTAATCGACCAACTCGACGAGCACGAGAAGCAGATTCAGAAACTTACCGAGACCGACGCCAAGCGCGAAGCGATGTTGAGCAAGCACGATGCGAAACTCGATCAGGTGATTCAAGACCTGGATCAAATGAAAAACAAGTTGCGGATACCGGATTCTCCGCACCACTATCTTCCGCCAATGGAAAGCGAAGAAGGCTTTGTTGCGCTTCCACCGAAGCCGCACAGCAAGGCGGACCCGTTCGCCGGTACAATCTATGAAACAAAAGTAGCCCCTCCCCCGCAAGACTCAACCATTAACCACCCAAACTGGTAAAGGAGAACCGCTATGTCAGAACCCGTTCAAATCCCCAAGCCTGGACAGCCTCCGCCAGAGCCGATCATCCCATGTGCGCCAAAGCCAGCCCCGGAGCAGCCCGAACCGGAGCCGGAAGATCAGGCTTGACAGGTGCGGTAGCAAAGTAGTAAAGTACGCTACATGAAGACAGTCAAGATTACCGACGAGCTGCATCGCCAGATCAAATCTCTGGCAGCAGATCGCGGTCAGACTATCGAAACACTCGCCTCCTTTGCTCTTTCGCATTGGTGGAATATGAAACGTAAGGAACGTACAGCCGTAACAACCGCCGCGCAAGGGAAGGCCAAGCCATGAACCCACGCACCATCGCAATGATTCTCACCCTGCTGCTCGCTCCGGCGCTGTACGCGCAGACCGCGCAGGTGGTCGTGTTGTCGCCCGCCGACGCGCAGGCCGCTGCTGATCTCTACACGCAGAGAGCCGCAATCGACACCAAGATCAACGCGCTCAAAGACGTACTGAAGGTGAAGTACCTTGACCCCGTCTGTGCGGCGGAGAAGAACGTGGGGTTCTGGTGTGGCTCACAGTGGGCTTCCGGATTCGAGTTCAGCACAGACTTCAAGGCGATTGTCCCGGAGGAATCGCAAGCGAAATCTATTCCCCATATGATGCCAAACTGCCAGTGTCTTGGAACAAGCTGCGAGTGTGTTGGAAACTGACCGGAGCAACTCCATGACCGAACCGCCTAAGCCGCCGAAGAAACCAGCTCCGCCGCGCAAGCCCGCGCCGGAGCCAACGCACGAGCAAGTCAAGGATGCTTTGAAGAAACTGAAAGAGGAAGGACACGTATCATGAAGGTACTCGTAGGCAATGATTGGAAGACAACCGCAGCCGGTTCGCTGTCGGCTTTTATCGGTGCAGTGGGGCCATTAACGGCTTATCTCGCAGCCATGAATAGCCCGAAGGCGGCGGCTTTTGCCGGTGCGTTGACTTGCGCTGGTCTGATCGCTCGCGTATGGGTTGGGATGCTCCAGAATTACGTGCAGTCCGATCCAAACATCCCGGCGCAAACCACTCCCGCAGTCGTCACTTTGCAGACCACCGGGCCGGTTCCGACGCCAACGCCAGTAGACGCGGCATCAATCAAGTAACGCACCACAACCCGCAGCACAGGAGACAGGAACCATGAAACGAATCGCAATGCTGACCGCTCTTGCAATGCTGACGCTGACAGTCGGTTGCTCGTCTTGGGAGAAGACGACATACCAGACGCTCTCGGCAACCCAGGCAACCATCAACCAGGCGCAGACCGACTACAACGCGAAGGCCATCCCGCAGACCCAGGCCGCGCACGATACCATCACCAAAGCCGCGCAAGCCCACAATGCTGCCGTCGATCTGATGGTGACGTATGAAGAGGCAAAGGCGGCGGGCGGCACCACGGCAAGCCTTACAGCCGCTCAGAACGATGTAACCATTGCGCTGGCGAATCTCCCGGCGCTCATTACCGATGTCAAGGCACTCTACCAGGGGGTGAAGTAATGGCAACAGTCGGACAGGTTATCACAATTGTGCAGGAAGTTGAGGCCGTTTCCAACGCGGTCATGTCTACCATCACAACACTTGACCCAGCTCTGGCGCTTCCCGTCGCGGCCGTCACAGAACTCGAAGCGCTGGCGAATATCGCACTCAAGGCGTGGTCAACAGCAAGTGGCGTAGCTGAGATCACCGTAGCCGACGTGCAGGCGCTCAAGGTAACCCTGAATCTGGACGCGCCAACTCAGTAACAGGAGGCACCATGGCCGCATTCACCATCACGCTCCCCCCGGCAACGCAAGCGGAGATCGACGGCTTAATCGCTGATCTCCGCTTGGCGGTCCAGAAATACTCGACGCTGGCAGACAAGGTTTCCACTACGGCCGCGGCGATTCAGACGGAGATCCCGGTGGCGCAAACTAGCATCCAAGAGATCGCGGATGCAGTCAAAGAACTTGGGGACGCGGCGAAGACGTTCAAGTTCTCAGGACCGCTGGGGATGCACGGAGGTTCAGCTTAACATGAAGGCGCTCATCATCATCGGCTTTGCCTGTCTCGGCTTGACTCCGCTATGGCCGTTGTGCTGGGCACTATGCGTCATGTACAGCATTGTCGCCATACCCTACGGCGCGATGCGCTGCATGGTATACCTGCAAACGGGGGCATGGACGCAGTAACCATTTTGCCGGGAATCTGCGGATGATTCGCTTAGGCGGTCGCATATCCAATGATTAGCCCTTGAGTGGGCAACCGGCTCCAGTTCAACCGGCAGCGTCCTTCGGGGCGCTGCTGAGTTTAGGAGTGAGAATGGCATCGTTTGAAGTTTGTTACAACTGGATGCTCGATTCGGAGGACCGCAACCGCGAGTACAAGGTCGTACCAGATGCTCCTCCTGGCGCCTTTGCATGCGCAGGTATCAATAGCGCATCTTTTCCCGTGTGGTACGCGACAATAGCGGCACTTCCCCAAGCCGAGCGAGGGGCGCAGGTAGAATCATTTTATTCGCAGAACTTTTGGAGCGCCTGGTACTCGCAACTGACCAGCGACGAAGTGGCCAAGCGCGTGTTCGATTTCAGCGTGAATGCCGGTAGTGTGGCGGCTGTGCGGTGCTTGCAGGAAGCGGTGAACTCTTACCCTCCGTTAGTTGTCGATGGTCAATGGGGGCCGCACACGGTAGTAGGGGTAAACGCTGACGATCCAGATGCGCTCGTGGAGGCTTTCAAGGATAAGCGTGTCGCGCACTACAAGGCCATTGCAGCCGCGAAGCCGGAACTGGCCCACTACCTACAGACCTGGACGGCGAGGGCTTTGAAATGAGAAGACTAGCCCCAGGTATCACCGCCCAGTGGGATGTGATGTCGGGAACGCCCTGCATCGAAGGTAGACGAATTCCTACCTCCTCTATCGCCGCGAGTTTTGCATCTGGAAAGTCTGTAGCATGGTTGGCGGAAGATTACCGCGTGTATGAGGGACAGATCGAGGCCGCGATTCGCTACGAGTACATCCGGCGGCGGGACAGGAAGCCTGAGTTCCGCGCAAGTAATCCCACCTGAAAGGAGACACGGAACTAGAGCAGGCACGGGGCCGGGGCGTCATGCTCCGGTTTTCGTGCGCTTACAGGCCGTGCGAAGCGGCGATGACAGACAGAAAGTATGCAGCGAGGCCAGCGGCAATCAGGTTGACGCGGGGCGGCTGCGGGGTCCAGAAAGCGGCGAGCAGTTCGCACACGAAGGCGAGAACGAGCAGGATCAGGGTCAGCATGGGGTACACCTCACCGCAAGCGTACCGCAGGCGGGGCGGGATGGCTGTCTCGGATTGCTCAGAGGCGCAAGGTAGCCGCAGCCGGCTCCCGCCGCGAACCTTTTGTGGTAGACTGGCGAAAATAGGCTGGAGGTGGGTATGCCGCTGGCAAAAGGAACGTCCAAGGCCGTCACGAAACGGAACTTTGAAGAGTTTGGCCGCGGGAAGACGTATGCCCGTACCAAAAGACGGTTTGACAAGAAGCGCGCCGATCGCCAACGTATTGCAGCCGTCCTAAATAACCGCCGCAGATCCAAACACCGCAAGGCCTACCGAAAAACCAAGACGAGGTGAAACACATGGCAAATCCACCGAGAAACCTGAAAGCCGGCGAATCGTTTGATGTTCCGGCGCCCGAGGCCGGCGAGGCCCAGGCGCAGCCGTTCATCGCCCAGCGCGACACCATGACCGTTTACGGCCAGACTGTCGACGAGTTCATCACCGGCATGAGGGAAGACGTTCAGCGCTTCAAGGAAGAAGCAGAAGCGGCCGGCGCCACCATCATCGCGCTCAACGAGACCATCACGGCGAAGAACGCCAAAATCGATGAGCTGGTCGAGTACAGCAAGAAGAAGAACGAGACGATCAGCGAGCTGCGCATCGACCTGGGTGTGGCAAGGATGCTGAAGGACCAAGCCAAGGCCGGCATCCCGGTAGGGCTTGAGCGGCTGCCTGGCGGCGGGATTCGGCTAGGGGTGACGCTCGACGTGGATGAGGCAACGCCGCTCCTTAGCTGGGCCGACGGAGCCGGCGAAGATCCGGCAGAGTATATTGCCAAGCAAGTCAAGGACGCGCTGGTGGCGGTCACGAGTAGCTAACGATGGCAAATTCTTGGACCATAGGCACGATGTACGTCCGACCTAACGGGCCGAACGGGCTGTTTCGGCAGCCCGGCGGTCCAGGGACTCAAGTATTCCCAGCTCAAGCTACGGGCGTCGATTACTTCTCGACGCACCCGTTCAGCGAGCTCTCAGGGTCAATGGCGGCGGGCTGCGGTCACTATCAAAACAGTCCCATGCTTCAGCAGGAGTATGACGAAGATACCAACTCTCTGGTGATGCTGATCATGTGCGAAATCTGCACTTTCATCCAGTACACTTTGCCAGTCGAAGCGGCTCTATCTACAGTCCAGAATCCGCAACTTGTAGTCTAGGGTTTCCGCCTCAACAGTTCGATCCCCACACGTATGAAAGCGACAACCAGCATAGCGCACGGCAGGGCGACGATCTGGGGCCAGGTCATAGAAGCACCTCGCAAGGCGGCGGTGCCTTCCATGGATCGGGGCAGCGATGGTTCCACTTGGCCGCGGCTTGAGCTTCAGTCTTTCCTCCGCAGATAATCAACACCTCGCAGTCTTGATATGAGCATTGGATCTCGAAGTCTCCCTCAAATGGCGATGCCGCCCACATTGCAGAATTGCCGCAAAAGGGGCATGGCCGCAAATTATTCGGCATGATCGCCCTCCCCCGCCGGCAGCGCCAGCATCTCCGCGGCCTTCAACTTCTCGCGCTCCTCGGGAGGCGTGCGGTCGCAGAACACTTGGAACCCGTCGGACCACTCAGCGGCCGGGCCGGTTGCGCAGTGCAGGTAGCCAAACTCGTCCGTCTTCACGAACAGCGGCGGCCGGCAGAGCCAGCAAAGCTTCGCGAAAGGCATGATGATGAGCGCCTGGCGCTGGAGAGGATCAAGCCGCGGTACATGGAAGCCGGGATAGAAGACGGGCCAGAGGCATTGCTCGGAGAAGCGCGCAGGCGCAACACTGCCCGATGGGTCTTGGTCTTTGAACTGAATCCGGTTCTTGAGGTCGCAAAGCGCCTCGATGTTGTAAACATTTTTTCCGAAGACCCCTTGAATCATGCCGATCAGCAGGCCGCCGGATTGCGTGACCACATCCTGATCGATCATGGCGGCCAGCAGTGACACGCGGGCCTCGCGCTCGATTCGGTCACCGTCCATGGGCACGAGGCTTTGAACCATCTGGTAGGCGGTCCCGTGCTGGATTGTGCGCAGCATCCGGCTCGCGCGGAACATGGCCGCGGGCGACGGGCACCAGGCCATGCGGGGCTTGGGGAGCTGCAGGGCTGCGTAGAGGGTCACCACGGCGTCTTGCGCTGCCCAGCGGTCCTCAGAGACTCCGGACCAAGGGAAGTAGGGCACGTCGCGATGATGGACTAAGGCATCGATCAGGTTAAAGTTGGGTTCGTGGGTCACAGCACGCCAGCCTTTCTGAGCGCGGCGTCGATCTTCTCCCGTGCCGCGTCCGCTGCGCCGTAGAGTTGACAGTGCTCCTGCACGAATTTCAGCGCACCGGCCAGCGCATCTTCGACCGGGCGCGTGTTCCATGCGGCGACGGCTTTAATCCGAGTCGAATAGACGCGGCCATGCAAAGCGCATGATTTACGTTGGCAGGACACATATACCCCAGACCTTCCCTGCCAACCTTCGCGGACAATCGTGTTCAAGTACGCTTTCGCCCCGCACCAGCACGGTTTTAATGCTTCGCTCATCTGAGTGTATCCTTTCCGCGCCGATGCTTCCCGATGTACGCGAACTCCCGTATCCAATCGCAAGCCGAGCAGCAAAACCCGCAGCACACATCCCCGTCCGGAGTATCGTCCATTAAGTCTTGTGTAAATCCGTCCATCTTGCACTTTTCCTCATGCCGCCCAGCCGCTCGTACCGCAGGAGCATTGCGGGGATGACGACGGAGATTGAAGCCGTGAGGATCGTCGCCTATAAGCAAACGGCGTTTCTCAAAAGGTTTACAATTTTGGCTTGCCATTTGGGTATATCCTTTCTTCATGCTGAACTTGGTTGCCTATCGCAAACTATCGAATCCGGACTACATGCCCGAGGTGGCGCTCCGGATGTTCCTGCAAATGCTCTGCGACTTTGAACTGTCGCACTTCCGGGCAATCTCCCTGCACCGGCTGGTGGAACTCTACGGCTTCAACGAAAAGCGGCAGGCTCGCCGGCTGAATCTGCTACTGGACCTGGGCCTTCTGGAGACGGGCTCGATGGTTGTGGATGAGGTTGAGGGGAAGATTGTTGAGACGCGGACGTACCGGGTTCCGGAGCGGCTGCTGCTGACAAAAGAGGATCTGATGTACTGGGACCGAGACATTCGCCATCGGCGGGGGAGAGAGCAACTTCTGGCGGTGGCGCCGTCCCTTCCCGCGTCAACGGTGGCTTCAGTACCAGCGTCGATTCCCGATCCTTCGACGGTCCCGGCATCAACAGGTCACTGACGCACATCTGGGCATGGCCTGGGCCGCAAACAAGCCGGGCAGTCGAGAGTAAGCCTTGAGCCTCAGCCACTGGCCACTTGTAGATCGTGATAGTCTCTTCGTCGTCAACGGTGATGGCGCGCCAGTTGTTTGTCGGCGTCCATGTCTTCCCGCAATGCGGCAAACTGCAAACGATCGGTAGCATGGGTGAGTTCAAGATTTCTCCTTTACTCGTCATCGTAGTAATCCTCATCTTCCTCGTCTTCATCGCAGTCGCACCCATCGCAATCAGGGCATCTTCCGCAACCTTCACAAACATCATCGCCGCACTCTTCACAAAGCACAGCATCCACGGCATCCTCGTCTTCATCTATCAGAATGGCGCAGATACACGGCCACCGATCACAATCCAAACAGCGCTCTCTCGTTCCTTCGCTCACCTGCACCCTTTCGCTCTCCGCGCCGCTTGGCGGGTTCTGGCTTGCGCGCGCCGGCGAAGGCTGCGCTTCATGTCCATCCTGATCTTCGGAAACTTCAACTCGGTCGCTTTCATTGGTTCCTTTCCTTTCCTTTCCAAACTCGTGCCGGGCTTCTAACGCGAGCCCGGCTGGTGTTGGATTACCAGGCCCAACACTGCGATTCGCGGCCGGAGCTGGCCGGCGAATGTCAACCTTGTTGCCTCTCAAGACTCTCCCGCAAGGCATCCGGTAGCGGCTCACGCTTGCCTAACCCAGCGCAATACTGGCAGACACGGGTAACGGTGATCATCTTGCCGGGGCTTGTCGGACTTGGAACCTGGCGGCGTAGCCATCCACTCTCACAGGCCGGACACGTCTCTGTTTTACGATTGTTGCTCATTCCACTCCTTTGTCCGCTCTGGTCGCGGGTCTGGTTACTTGCAAGCGTACACTTTCGGCGCGTCCTTGTCAATCAGTCTATGCGTGGACTGGCGGGTTGTCACGGTCGTCTTTCATCTCGGCCAGTTCATCCAGCCAATCGGCCTGGCCTATGCGGTGAGCGGCGGCCGTCAGCACAGTGGCCAGCCGGGCGCGGTGGGTAGTGTGAACGTCGAGGACGGCGATCAGCGCCTTCTGGAGTTGCGCTGGCTGCACGAACGCCCTCAGGGCTTCATGGAAGGCATTGGCCGCAACCATCGTGTCGCCGGCCAGCCAGTCGCTTTCGAGCAGCGCCGCGGAGACGGAGACCTGAAGCGGGGTGTCGCGCACACTGGCGCAGTCGTCGATGAGGTGGGCGAAGAGTACGGGTTGGATCGTCATTCGGTGGCCTCTTTCGGTGTGGCTTGTTTCCAGCACCCAGCATCGAAGCAAGAATAAAATCCGCTGGCGTGTATCCAGTCGCCGTCCCCGGTCTGTTCGATGGGCTGGGCGCAGTGGCGGCAGAGTATGGACGGCGCCGGCACAACTTCGTGATCAACCTGCAAGTTCATAAATTCCCCTCCGTGTATCTTACAGCCGTTCGTGAACTAAGACGGGCAGGACGTGAAAGTTCCACTGGTGGCCGTTATTGTCCGGGTCCGCCCATTGCGTCCGTAACTGATCGACGAGCCTGGCGGCGTCTTCGTCCCGTGAGTACAGGATGAGCTCGTCAAACTTCATGTCGGTCTCGTGGCCCGAGACAAGGCGGCCGTCTTTCAAGAACAGGCCGCTGTCGGGAATCGCCATAACCACGTAACCGTGCTTCAGGTGGAAACCGGCTTTCCTCATGATTTGCCGTGAACCTTTCCGTAAACTGGATTCGTCCCCCAGTTCGAGTTTTTCAATCTCTTAGCTGTGCGCTCGGCTTCAATGAGAGTATCGCATCCGGTCCCCGTGTAGCCCAGCCGGTTTTCCAGTAAGTCGGCGACTCGCTCGCAGTCGTCAGGAGTTGGGGCGGTGATTACAAACCCGATGCGCCCGTGTCGCCAGTCGCAACAAACCGCAATGTGTTTCATGCCGCGCACATCCTTTCATCGAATAGCGCGGCCTCGACCAGTCGCGCTTCGTGCTTGCCGCAATCTTCTGAGTCACAGAAGATGGTTTTTGATTGGGGAAAATAGTAGGCACTCTCTCCCGGTTTGATGATACGCGGGCAGCGGGCGCAATGGCTGGTGAAGCGGGCTTCGATCCAGCGCGGATCGGCAGGGAATGGCAGGCGGCGGGATCTCAATTTCTTCCCTCACGATCTGCAATCACGCCTAGGCATGGGTCCGCGCTGCATACGCTCTCTTCGCGGCCACATCCGCGGCAGGTGAAGATTTCCTCTTCGTGCTCTTGCAGGTCGATGCGGGTTGCCTTGGGTCCATGCAGTCCACGGCGGAATTGGTTGTCTTCCTCGGTGAAGGGCGCATCTGGTTCGTACACGTCGAAGACGGTCGCCGTGGTGTTGGGCCTGAGTTGTGCCGCGCGCGCCTCTCTTGCGGCTTCGAGCGGTGTCGCGGCGTCTGAGTCAATCTCCCAACGGACAAGATACTTCATGCGGTGGCCTCGCTTTCTGCCGGTACTCCGTTGGCGATGACAAATTTTACAATCTTGATGTACTCGGCGCATTCTTCGGGCGTGTAGCCATTGCTTACTTGGTAGGCTGTGCGCTCTTTGGGTGTCGCCTTCAAAAACTCGTCAAAGGTGAAGAATCTACACCCGATACCGATCTGGCCTGGGGCGCAGTTGATAACGATGTGACGTGTTCCTTGTACGGCAAGAGGAGATTTGAGCCATTGAACTTTGTCGCCGATGCTGGCCCTCTCGCCGATGCTGGCCCACGCGCCGATTCTGGCCCACGCGCCGATGCTGGCCTCCGCGCCGATGCTGGCCCACGCGCCGATTCTGGCCCCCTCGCCGATGCTGGCCCCCTCGCCGATGCTGGCAATATCAATGCCGTAAGGCGCTGACACGTTCGCGCCGATCATCAGTTTGTTACCATTCGGCAACAGTCTCCACCCGTCTCCGTCGATGGGTGTTGCGTAGATTTCTTCGATTTTCATAAATTCCTTTCGCAGTGGTTGCGGGTAAGTGCAGGCGGCGACGTGGCCGCCCGCGGGTTCAGGCAATGGCCATGGGCAGCAACAGGCGCGAACTTTGCGGCTGCTCGACGATGGGCGCAAGCGCCGCCTTGATAATCTCCTGGTGGCGCGCCGGGTCAACAATAAAAGCAAATTTCCACGGATAGCACCCCGGATCGGTCCCGCGATACTCTGCCGCCGGTACAAGAAACTCGCGCTCGCCGGTGTATCCGCCGTGCTTATTGCGTCCACCTTTGACGGCTGTCACCTTGACCATGCCGGCCGGCAACGGTGGCTCCCAACTGTTGCCGCTGGTGGCCGAAACCACAATCAGGTCGTCGGCGTGGTCCTGGCTGAAGGTAAATTCATCCTTGCAGTACGACTCGCCGGGCGCAAGGATCGTGTGGGTGCGGGCCTCGTAATAGCGCCATTCCCAATCTTTGCAGGTTTTCAGCGTGCTGGCGGTGTCGGCTTCGGTGAGCGGGCGGCGCTTGAATGTGGCGTACCAGTCCGGGCGCTCGAAGAAGGCAATCGCGCACTGGCAATCTTCCTCGTAGCATATGAACCGGCCCCACTTCATGCCGTGCTGGCGAGCTGGCGCGCTCAACTCTTCGGTTGCGGTGGATACGTCCACCATCAGGCCGCCGTGGCTGGATGTCGTAACCCACCATACTCCATTGGCGAGCCGTTCACAGGTTTGCACCTGGTCCCATGGGCTGTTTGCAATTTCTAGCAGGGTGCGCATTTGATTACTTTCCTTTCTGGTCCGTTGGCTGTGCCGTTCTCGCCGTGGCTGTTCGCCTGGAGGTGGACTCTTGAGAACTTGCCGGCATTGCTGCCGGGCTGGGCCTACGCTTTGATGTAGGCGTTAAGGCCGACCGTTACCGGCTTGCCGTCGATCATGCAATTGGTCGTGACGTTGCCGCGGCTGCTGGCGACTACAAGAGTCTTACCGCTGGCGCTGCGCGTGGGCGTGCCCATCGGCATCGTGATAACGAGGTCATTTCCTTTGATTTCAACTTTCACGGTTTGATTCCTTTCCTTGCGGGTTGCTGGTGCGTTAGTCTTCATATTTCCGCTCACAGGCAGTACAAAGAATGTCGTCGCGTACAACTCCAAGATTCTCTGTGCTGCCGCAAGCGGCGCAGGCGCTATCGTCGTAAATTTCGACGCGCGGTGTCCTGTTGGCGTCGATTCCCGGCTCACGATATGGGCTATTGTCTCTCACTGGCGGTCCTTCCGTTAAGCGTCTGCAATGTGTTCGGCGATTGTCTCAATATCGAACCGTACCCGGTGAATCTGTTCGATGCGGTCGTGGTGTTCCTTGATCGCCTGCCGGAATGCCTGGTCGCCTGCCGGGTAATAGTCGCGGGCGTTGGGTCCGTTCTCGATCATCTTTTCCATTGCGGCGTCGAGGGCTTGCCGGATGTCGCAATAGTCATCGAGTAACTGTTGTTTGCTGGTGCCGTTGAGGTGGATCGTTGGGAAGATCAAGCCGATACCCCCAGGGCGTTCCAGTTGGCGCGGACGTTGAAGTCTTGCGGCGGATAGACGATGTGTGCCGGATAGTTGGCCGTTGCTTTTACAATGGCGTCTATGGCGCGCTGTTGAGTGGCGAAGTATCCGAAGACGTTAGCGGCGTTCGTTGTCTTGTAGCAGCCCATCATTTCGGCTGCCCATCCTCCGCTGTTGTCTTGCCGGATGATTCCGCGCTTGATTCCGTTCACTTCGACAAATGAAGAATCCCACGGCTTGCCGTCATTGTCACGGACTCTGATTAAAGTGACTTCGGGTTCCATCTGCTTTGCTCCTGTCCTGGTGGACTTGGCCGGTACTGCTCGCCGCCGGCCTCGGGCTTGGGTTCGGTCTATGCGTGGACTGGCTATCCGTTGCAGATGAGCAACAGGGCTACATTTACCCCGGTTCCCTGCTCGCTAAAGGTTCCCGCCGGCAAGTCTTCCCACCATCCGCCGGACTCTTCGGCTATGGGCTTCAGGATCTCGCGCTGCCTGGGACCGTTGGCGCAGAGTGCGACGAGCCGGCCGCCGTCGGCTAGAAACTTCGCCGCGTGCTGGATGTGCTTGATGTCGGCGCCGTTCTGAAATGGTGGATTCATTACGATGCGGTCAAACATTCCCAAGTTGTCGTTTTGCTCCATGAAGTCTCCGCAAACGATCTTGAAGTTGTTTTCGTTGGCGTACAGTGTCCGCTCGCGCTGTTCGATAAGATGGGCCACTAGCGCGTGATTGTACTCGACGGCTGTAATCTCGCGCAAGCAATCAAAGCCGGTCGTATCGTTGGCAATGGCGCGGATAAGGTTTCCCGTCCCTGCGCTGGGCTCAAGTATGCGGCTGCTCGGCTGAATGTCGGCTTCGCCTGCCATGCGTGCGGCCAGCTCCGGCGGAGTGGGGAACAACTGCGGAACCACGGCAACCTTGACGCCCGCCTTCATCTGCTCGGCCAGGGCTTCAAACGGTGCCGCGGCAGCCTCGCGCGTGTCCCTTGCGGCGTTGGCCGCCTTGAGCCGTGCCGTTCTCGCTTCGAGCTCTTCGGCGTCGATGCGGTTCTGAAAAAGATCAACCGTGGGCGCTGGGGCGGACTCCGGAACCTTCGCCGGCGGGTCTTTCCGCTTGGCGTCGGTTTCGTCAGGATCGTCGAGGGAATCCACAAAAGATTCATTGTCGCTCACGGGTTCACCGTTCCAAGTGGCCGGAACTGCCGCCGGTTCTGGTGTTGTGTCGATGGTCTCAGGCTCTCCGAGATCGTGATTTTCTTCACAGAATGCGGTGGCTGTTGTGTCGCAATTCAGGCAATGAGTAGCCATTTTATAAAGCTCCTGCCGCTGGTCGCGGCCCGGTTACGCTCCGGCAACGGTTAGAGGTAGAGGAGAACAAGCACGGCCAGGACGATAACGGCCAGGCCTAGCGGGTCAAAGGTTGTAAACTCGTTTTTGGGTTCGGGTGGAAGAATTGAGACGTTCGGCTCCGTGCCTAGAATGTTCGTGAGCCGGTCGCAGAATTGCGCGTCGGCCTCTTCGTTGTTTCCCTGCCAGGCGTTCTCTTGGATGGTCACGAGTGGTCTACTTTCTGCCGGTTGCGGCCGGCTCCGGTTCAGTCTTCCCGGTTCATTACCGCGCGGTTGTACCGCTCGGCTGCTAGTTTGTCGCGTCTTGCCTGCTCGGTGGCGATTGCGCGCCAATAGGCGTTATCCTTTTCCTTCCGGTCCATCCGGTAGAAGGCATAGAAGATGGCGGCGCCGATCAGGGCCAAGATTGCGATATAGCCGTAAGGGTTCATTGTTTGCGCCTCCGGGCGCGTCAAAACAAAATCGGGTTGTCGCCGGTCCCAAAGAAGAGCGGCGCGTATCGTTCCATCTTGCCAGCCTTGGCCGAAATACTGGCGCGCGGCTGGCGCATAGCTGCGGTGAGGTCGGCGGCCTGCTGGAACTGGCGCGCGGTCTCGCGGTCTGTGTCGGAGGTCTCGCAACCGGGAAGGGCCAGGACGTGCAGCGGATCTCCGGCGAAGCGCGCGCACAGGTCACAGCGGAGGAGCGGCGCGCCTTGAAAGACCGTGGGTGTGAATGGGTGAGGGGCGATCATTGGGCGGCCTTCCGTGACTGGCGCAACTGGTGAGCGAAGCGGCGGCAACGGAGCGCGGCCCGCAATACGGCAACAGGCCCGCCGAAATGCTGGACAGCTTCACCGCTCCCGCGCCGTTCGCCTATGGCTCGGACACAATCCGCGGCCTCGGTGGTAGAGAGAATGGCGGCCCACTTCATCGCGTCGATGGTCAACGGATAGCGGCGCTCGATCTCTTCGTATGTGAAGGACGTTTTCATTGGTTTAGCTCCTCTCCGGCTGGTGGCCGGTGTTCAGTAACGTGAAATGGTGGAGTCCAGCGCGGACACTGCATCCATAACGGCATGAATCCCACACTTGGCTTGCGGAACCTTGGCGCCGGTGGCCAAGCGCATGATCGTTTGACGGCGGTTAGGCTACCAGGCAGCGCGAAAATCCCATACATGAGAGGTATTCCAGGCGCGATGTGCTGCACGACAAGCATCTGCGACTGTGGAGCCTGATACACCAGTGGTCTCGTCGTTTTCGCCGATGCAAAATTCGTAGCATCCATCTGCCATTTTGCGCAAATTGAGCTTCACGCGCTCGCCAAAGTGGATGCTCTCAGGATAATCAGATTCGTTGTGCAAGATCGAAGCTGTGCGGATTGCCTTCATTTTGTCCTCTCTCCCAGGTGTTGTGATGCGTTTAGCTCAAGGCTGGGAAACATCCATCAGGCCCGGTGCGGGTGGTATTGTTGACGCTGTAATACTCCCGGTCGATGGTGACGCAGGAGAAATCTCCCAGCGAGTAAACCACGCGCGAACCATAGCGCGCCTCGCGTACCATCGACAATGGGAAACGCTGGGCCCACTCGTAACTGTTGCCGCTTATCGTTGCAGCGTAGGCGTTCCGGACAGCTTGAGCGGGCGTTAGGCTGCTGTCGTAGATGAATACTTCATCGGTGGTCAGATTGTGAACTTCAGGGCCCGTCACTGGTAAACCTCCACAAACAAACTCAGTTGATTGGATACCGGCTCGAACCCATCCAGTATCAACGACACTTCTTCTACCGGCTCAGGCTCACCAATGAAGATCGGCGCAATGCCTTCAAATAGACGGCGCTGATTCTGCCAGCTCTCCACGCGGTCACAGGATGAGCACAGAAACCGGAACGAACCGTCAGCATTGAACGCGGAGGCCAGCACGAACGAGCGAACCCGTCCGCACCTCTGGCACTCTCCGCGCGTATTGTGGCTGTTGGCTTCCATCTTAGCTCCCGGCTCTGGTAGAGCCTCTATGACCCCTGCCACAGGTCACTGAATAACCTATACTCTAATAGCAAGCATGATGTCAAGCACTATTTTTTAATCAATAAAGACGCACACTTCCAGCGTTATCCACAGAAAATAATGAAGGCGCTTTTACCCTGTTTTCGACGCCTTATGTACTGTTTGGCCTTCTCCGGGCCTCGAACGCATGGAAAGTAAACTTGTCGCCGGACGTTGTCTATCGAGGGCGGAAAAGAGGGGAAAACGGCGCGCGGGAATCTGGCGGGCTATCTTCACACGCAGCCGCGAAAGGCCCGAATCCGGCCGAAAACTGCCTCATGGGAGCCTCTAGGACGCGTCGGCGAGGACTCGGACAGGCTACGGCATGGCAGAAATGGCGCTTGCGTAGTACTCACAGAGCGTCTACACTTGCCACATGATCGAGTGGCGCCGGTGTCTGGTCTGTGAGGTCTGCGGGTTCGCGTGGCTCAAGCAAGGCGAGCAACTTCCCGACAATTGCGCCTCGCAGAAATGCCGATCCCGCAAGTGGAACGCATCGGCGCGCGCCCAGGTGCAGCCGTCGGCCGTCGAGCAGGGACAAGAGGCAAACCCGGCGCCGGTCACTTCTCGGACCCAGGCCCAGCCGCGACGCTCTACCGGCAAGAGACAGCGCAAGGCGAGCGCGCCGGCCGATCCTTCCCGGTCTGGTGGCCAGGTCTCGCCCGTTCACTCCGGCCAAGTGGAGACTGTACCGCCGTCTGGTGCAGGCAACCCGGCCCGCTTCGCTCAGCTTGTCGAGCAACTCGGCGCGCCTCATAAGTTTGGCGAGCGATGCCCGCACGGCTGGGCTAACTGGCTCACCTGTCCATCCTGCAACCCGGCAAGGCGCTAACCATCCCGGCGATGTGCTCAAACATCTACCATATATAAGGATACAATGCGGCCCTTGTGTATAGCCTCAACACATGAGAGGGTAGAGATCGGCGTAAGTTGTAGATACCATTAAAGATAGATAAAATTCATCGAGAACATAGCCGAAGGAGCGTTTTCCCTGCCGTCGGCCCTGTTTGCGGAGCGCGCGCCCCCCGTGCGGCGCCCATTCCTGCCCCGGCCGGCTCGACGCGCCCCCACCGCGCAACGCCCTCCGCGCCCAACGCGATGTGAAGGGGTGGGGGTCTTCCGCACGCCCACGACCCACGACCAACCGTTCCCATGCATTTTTCTCGGCTCCCCTCTTCAAATCCGCTGATTTGTTTTGCTACCACAATTTTGCATTATTATTTCCTTGATTGTTTCTGCAAAATAGCGTAGCGTGAAATCGGAAGGTGGAGATGAAAGCGACGATCTACATTGGTGACGTGCGGGACCGGCTGAGCGAGATGCCGGATGCCTCGGTGCAGTGCGCGATTACTTCGCCGCCATACTGGGGCTTGAGGGATTATGGAACTGGCCAGTGGGATGGCGGGGATGCGGGATGTGACCACAGGGCCAACGGCGAACGCAGACAATTGCCGCATGGTGACGGGAGGCCAGCCGATACCGACGGATACGCTCAGACTAGGACACTGCTCGCCGGCGTAGGCGCAACCTTCAAGGATATTTGTGGTAAGTGCGGCGCAACCCGCGTCGATGCCCAACTCGGACTGGAGAAGACGCCGGATGAGTACGTGGCCAAGATGGTAGCCGTGTTCTCGGAAGTGCGACGTGTACTGCGCGACGATGGAACGCTTTGGCTGAATATCGGGGATAGTTATGCGCACTCATTGCGACAATCCGGGACGGCGCACGCGGGAGAGAAGCAGAACACAAGTGAGGGCAGTATTCGATCCGGATTCAAGCCGTGCCCGACTGGACTGAAAGAGAAAGACCTCGTAGGCATCCCCTGGCTCTTAGCCTTCGCGCTGCGCGCCGATGGGTGGTGGCTTCGCAGCGACATCATTTGGGCCAAGCCGAATCCGATGCCGGAGAGCGTGACCGACCGCTGCACCAAGAGCCACGAATATCTGTTCCTGCTGACCAAGAGCGCGCGGTACTTCTACGACGCGGAGGCGATCAAGGAACCGGCGACCTGCGACCGGGAGTGTGGTACGGCTTTATATGAGCAAGTTCCGGGTGGTGGCAACAATGCTGGTTTAGCTCGTAACTATAGGACCGCCGGCAATAAGACTCACAAAACCGTGACTGAGTATGAACGCAGTGACACTGAGGAGCACCGCACTGCCGCAGGACTGCTGAAGATAGCTGACACACCCTACGCACAACGTAACAAGCGCGACGTTTGGACCGTCTCCACTCAGCCTTATAAGGAGGCGCACTTCGCCACTTTCCCTGAAGCGCTGGTTGAGCCGTGCATTCTGGCTGGCAGCAAGCCGAGGGATGTGGTGCTCGATCCATTCTGCGGATCAGGAACAACCGGCGTGGTGGCGCTGCTCTATCACCGTGACTTTGTGGGGATTGAACTGAATCCCACTTACGCAGGACTCGCACAGAAGCGCATCGGAGAAGAGTCACCGATGTTCAACCAAGTGGAGGTAATCGCTAAATGACCCCCATCTGGATTATCGAGCGGAGCGAAGACGCGGGGCGGACTTGGCGGCCGTTGCAGACGTCGGGCTTCAAGTTGAAGCAGGCGACAGCGGAGAAACTTGTGGCGAAGGATAACGAGGAACACGCTCGGATTGCGCATTGCGCGGATTGGCGCGAGCGGGCGGTGGAGTATGTGGCGAAGGCGGCGGAGTGATGCGCTTCTTGTCGGTATGCTCTGGCCTGGGCGGCGCTGAGTTGGTCCCTGTCTCTGGCAATCTTTGTGACCTTACCAACCTAAAAACAGTGGGATGGGCCATCACCAAGGATGAGGCCGTCGCCTGGCGCCAACAGGCCTTGATGCTCATCGCCGCCGGCAAGGTAGACAAGGTTATCCCATTTCCGATGATAGCCAAAGACGCGCCACCAATTTAACGCTTGCTATTTTCCGCAATCTTGCGTAGTATGCATTTAGGAGGTTCCCATGCCGACGCTCAACGAAAACAAGATCACGCTTCATTTCTCCGGATGGCGCACGCCGCCTCCGGTGCTGATCGATGGTGCCCACCAGTTCGTGCCCATGGGTAAGCCGTGCTGCAAGGGCTGCGGCCACTGCGGTTTCCCGGCGGATTACCCGCTGCACAAGAAGGCTGCATGAATTCAGAGCACATCGAAAGCATCGTGGATCTCGCCGCGGACATTGCCGGCAATGCTGACGACATCGAAGAGGTGTTGGTCATCTACACGCTGAAATCCACAGGAGAAGGCTACTCGCTCGACAACGAATTGACGGTGGCCCAGGCCAACTTCCTTGTGGACAAATTCAAGCACTGGATGTTCCACTGCATGGAGAGAGAAGAACGATGAGCGACCAACCCGAAGTCGTAGCCAACATCCGCGAAATTCTCGGCTTGTTCATCGGCCAGCGTCTGCTGGAGATCACACAGAACGAGGTTGGCGAGCTCGCCGATCCGGACGCAGACGGCTTCATCCAACTCATGTTCGAGAATGGACAGTACATCAAATTCTTCATCGCGGACAGCGAGCACTATAAGGCGAAGGCACCGCTTTGTTTCTCTGACGGGCACGAGGTAGACGACGAGTATGTGCCGACGCTGGAAGAGGTTGAAGCGCATGGCTGGGTAGTTATCAACTGGCGCGATGAACACGGATCGGTCGATCATTGCATTCCGACATTCGGCCGTAATCACTGCCTGGTTCCTGAGTGCTGGTGCGCTCCCAAGAAGGAGTACCGCGACGACGATAGTTACTTCTTTGTTCACAACGAAGGATGAGGCCAGCGCGATACTGGCAGAGGAGGACTGAGATGGCAAAGGGAACACACAAATGGCCGGTTCAGCGGAAACACCCTGCAGCGGAATTGAAGTTCTATCGGAGACTCGGTTATTGCATCGAAGTTGACGGGAAGCAACTATCATCGTATCAATGGAGTCCCGTCAATGCTTGGTCGCAAGCTGATTTACAGCCCAATTTCCCACCCATGAACGAGGAGGCACCACATGGCAACTGAGCAGCAGCCCGCGAACGGGGCGCTGAGCGTTGAGATGTGGGCGCAGGTTCGTAAGGCATTTCCTCGTGGTATCAATATGCTTTCTGATTGGGGTAATCTTCTTATACTGCTTCGTACTCATCTCGCCAACCGCCCCGCGTTGTACTCGGTGGATCAGATCAGAGCGGCATTAGATTATGCTGGGGTTTCAACAGGGCGGCAAGAGCTACTTCTTCAATGGCTCGGCCGTCTCACCGCGCCCAAGCCGAAGACGTCGGAGCCTTTGCGACCACGCTATATGATTGTCGCGTGGCCTGAGCCGTCTGCTTTGATGTGCAAGGATTGCGGCTCTGTTGTAATAGACCAAGCCATTCACGGAAAGTGGCACGCACTCAAGGAAAGCGAGGCACAGCATGAGTGAGTTGAAGATACCGGACGGGATGAAATCTTCAAAACTAATGCCAGCTCCCGACTTGGTCCTGGGCCTACAAATCAACGTAGGCTGGGGGCCGATTCATTTTGCAGACTGCGCACGAGGCTGGATGAACGCCTTTGCCGAGGACGGAAAGGCTGACGATCTGCGTGAGTTAGAGGATTTAGTACGAGCAGCCCTCTACCACGACAAATGGAGAGAGCTTGGTAAGTATCTCACAGGTCTTTTTCAAACCTACAACAGAAACACAGAGACGTACAAGAAATATCGCACGCTAAGGGATGGTGAGTGATGAACGGATACTGCGGACGCACCGACTCGATGGGCGTGGAATGTGAGAAGCCCGAATTAGACCGGCGCATTGCCGATCTTGAGTGCAAACTGGCCGAGGCGCGAAAGGCTGCGGCATGGCAGAAGATCACGCCGGAGAACCTGCCAAAGAAAGGACAAATTGTCCTAACTGATGTGATAGAACGGGCAGCGTTTCCTGCGACAGTAGATTGGCCGTATATGCATTACGGAGGCTGGTTCATCAACCCGCCAGCGCCGGAAGGGAGCAAGCCATGAGCGAATGTCGTACTTGTAGAGATAAAGGATTTGTGCGTCATGGAGAAGATGTTTCTCCGTGCCCACGATGTAACCCCGATAGCGGATACGAGCCGGGGGAATGGCTTGCTGAAATGGTGGCCAAGCACGGACGCTGCGGTTACGCCAAGGGAGGCGGAGGAAGAACCTGCCCCCTTGAAGCTGATCACAACGGCAACCATATTTTCGAGTGTGGCCGATGACCATTGACTCGTTGCTCAAGGCCGCACTTCTGGTCCTACTCGGCGCACTGTGCGCGGTAGTGTTCGTGCGAGTGAAGTGGGGCAGGGAGCGGCGCAAGGCACAACGGCGAACTGAACAAGGGAGTTTACCTGATGCGTGGCTGCGTGCATGGAACAGACGCAGCGGGGAAGAGAGGCGGGGGCGATGAAAACAGGAATCAGAGGTCCACGCGGCATACGAGGACGCAGTGAAACGGTGAAGATACCCAAAGAACTGAGTTCCGGAAGAGAGGCGGGGGCGATGAGCAAGATACCACAAGAACTTAGCGAAGGAGAAGAAACTTTTTTCTTGCACTGTAAGGCCCGCGGATTGGATCCTCAACGCGAAGTGGAATTGATTCCCGGCCGAAAGTGGCGCTTCGACTTTTTCTTTCCCGAGCGAAACTTGGTTGTCGAAATCGAAGGAGCAATTAAATTCGGTAAGAGCCGTCATTCGCGCGGAGATGGTTTTGAGTGGGATTGTCGTAAGTATAACGCGGCATCTTTAGCCGGCTTCAAGCTACTGAGGTTTACGACTGCGATGGTCAAGAGTGCGGAAGCGATCGACACGGTTATGGAGGCGTTACGATGACGAAGGTTCGCAAGACAGCATTACTCAAAGCCTATGGCCGGCAATGGACGCCGTTCGAGAAAGTGGAGATCACCTCGCAGATGGAGCAAGACTATCCACTGCTCATCAACTGCATGGCTATCTACGCCAACAGCCGCATCGAATGCCAGTTATTCAAGGTGGAGACTTCGATCGGAGGAGTCGTCCAGGCAACCTTCATTCGTCACGGCGACATTGAGCAGTTGGCGTGGGAGGAACTGCAGCGCGCGCTGCATGAGATATTCGGACCGGAAGTTGTTGCGGTCGAGGTCTACCCGGCGCTTGTCGATGAATGGCAGACGAAGTTGCATCTGCGCGTGCTCTGGGTGTTGCCGTCGACCTGGACGCTTCCATTCGGACTCGACAAGATCGGCGCCTGGGGGAAGAAGGCATGAGCGATCCCACATATGAAGAATTGATCGGACCGGAAGCAGTGGCGGATGAAGATTTGGAAGAAGGGGCCAAACTCGCGGCTCATGATCTATTCTTGCGTCTTCAATCTAGCTTCTCGGCACCCGCGTACATAACCCTGGAAGAAGTGAGAGACGCTACGGGATTTGACGGAGTGCGAACAGCGGACGCTATAGCGATCAGCCTTTACCGGAGCCGGGGCAAGGCAATATGGGGATTTGAGATGAAAGTCTCACGCAGTGATTGGCTTCACGAGTTGAAGCAACCAGAGAAGTCAGAGTCGATTCTTCGGTATTGTAATCGATGGGCTCTCGTTGTTCCTAATAAAGACATCGTAAAGCTCGGAGAGTTGCCGGAATCTTGGGGAATGTATGTGGCGCAAAAGAACCGGCTCAAATGTGTTGTTCCTTGTCCTATCTTGGACCCGATCCCCATGAGTATCACAATGTTAACCGCTCTCATTTATGCGGTGAGTAACCGCCAATCAAAAGCCGATGCTGCGGCTTTAACCGCAGCGCGAGATGAGGGATACAAGCAAGGGGTGTCTCGCACAAGAACGGACGAATACGAGAAATACTACAAAGAATTAAAAGAGAAAGTCGACGCTTATGAGAAAGCGTCTGGATTATTGATTTCGTATGGATGGACTCAACCAGAGAAGATCGGCAAGGTGGTGAGGATGTTGATGGACGGGAAAGCCAACATAAAAACCGTTCTCGACCAGGCGAAGTATGGAGTGGGACACGCTGAGCGTATCAGGGAAACTCTCCAAAAACAGGTCGATGTTCTACAGGCGGCATTCGACGGCATACCGCAGAAGGAAGATGACGATGAGTAATAAGCCCACACCAGATCCCTACACAGCCAGCGAACTGCGGGATATGCTCAAGGACCGTCAAGGCGGAATGACCCAGGTCCAGTTCGCGACTGAGATTGGGATTTCCATGCAGCTCTTGTCCCAAATCTTCAAGGGTGATCGCAGTGTGGGAAATGATCTGGTCCTCAAGTATCTTGCGCCGAAGGGCAAAAAGTTTGTTCACCACGACTGCTGGACGCTGGTAGAGGATTGACCTACTCTTGGTCTGATTATATCAACAAAGGCTCCGGCGATACCTGAGTTATAGAGTATCTCGGAGTCTTTTTTGGAGTATGAAATCAAAGCGGATGGCCCACCAGCATTACCTTTTGCCCGTGATCCATCTGGAAGATAGAAATGAAGCCGTCCCGCGATGAAGAGTATCTTGTTAGCGTAAGGCCACACCCATCTCTGCCAAACATCTATCTCTGTGCGCGCAAAGATCAAAGCGATCCCGCTTCCATGAAGACCCATCTTCTCCATCCACTTCCCGATGTTCTCGTCGTAGGGAGGGTTGAGCCAGACCCTGCCTTTCCATGGTAAAGAAAGACCATCTTCGGGAAGTTCAAAGTGAGTGGTCGCTGTTCTCCATGGGAGCGGTGAAGGCGCCGCACATGGGTCGAGGTCAAAAACTCCAAGCGTTTGGATGATGCTTGGCGGAGTCAGCCAAATCACATCCGCGCCTTTGTTTGGCAACGTGTGGCCACCGATGCCTTGCACGCCGCGCATCAGTACCCCCTCTGCGCCAAAAACATCTGCGCGCGCTGCAGCACACCCTGGGCGGCGAACTGGTCTACATTGAGGCATAGGTCCACACTGCCGTTCCTATGGACCCGCACAACCACCACACCGTTCAGATCGTCCACGTCATCCATCGCCTTCATCAGCACGTCGCTCGCCGACGGCCGCTCGCCGTTTCCACTCGACAGGTCGTTCAATGTCGGCCGGATCTCGCCAGCCGCTACGCCGTCCATCGCGTCGACGCGATCCTTCTTCCAGAACTCCTCGCCCCGCGCCGCGAGCTGCTGCCGCGCGTCCTGGGCAGCCTGTTCCAAGCCGGCAGGTGGTCCCATCGACGTTGGAACTGCTGGCGCCGCTGGCTGGCCCATCTGAGCTCGGTCCACGCTCTGCAGGAACAAGCCCCCATCTGGCAGGTAGTCGGCCCGGCCCACAGGGATGCCGTGCAGGGACTCCAGTTGAGGCGCAGCCTTCCCGTGCTGGATTCGCAGCCACAGCCGCCGGAAGGTGGACAAGCGCTCCCTGTAGGCGGCGGCCAGCGTCTCGGCGAGCGCCTGGGAGGTTGCGCGGTTCATAAAGAACATGACGGGAACCTGTCCGCGGGCGATCACCTGGTCGACCATCACGCGGCTTGCGGCTAGAAGCTCGAGGTTTGCTGGCATTGAAGTTTCCTTTCGTAACCGTTGTAAATCATTCAAATTCGATGTTTTGCCCACAAAAGTACAGAGAGATAAATACACTACATAGAAAAACCTATGCTTTTAAGAAATGCATCTGCATCTGCATCTGACTGTGTGATGTTACGTTACTGTAACGACTCATAGCGGCGTGACATTATGTACGTTACGCCGTGACAATCTCCTCTTCCAAAGCTTTTCTTCGGGCGCGGAGCCGCCTTTGTCGCTCAGCTGCAGTGTGGTCTTTGTCTCTATATTTCATATAGTTAAGGATTAAATATCCGCCGTCAATGCGGATCATTCGGCGGCCTTCAAAGTCTTTTGATCGGCTCTCAATCTCCGGCTCTCCCATACGGCGGAGGGCTTCGATACCAGCCTCTCTTCCAACTCCAGCTCGGTTGATAATGCCAAAACTGGCAGCAGGGACAAACCCATACCAGCCAGGTGGCGCTACAAAGCCAGTGAACTCTAGGCGGCTGACTTCGATCTGCCGGCTTGGTTCATCAAACTCTTTTGGCTCTGCCATAAGCAGGGCTGTGATGAAGACTTCCCGCAGATCACGTTCGATCCAAAGGGTTGAATCAAGGATTCCAGTGTCGAGTTTTACGAAGGCCATGAGAAAAAATATATCACAACATAACGCCGTGTCAATGTGACAAAACAGTATATTTGAAATTTATTTTGCAAGCGGGAATATGTTGGAGTAAACTGCCAACCATGAGCATTGTCGGAATCGTGTCCCTCTCCATCTTCGCCGCCCTATTCCTGTTCCTGCTGCTAGGCGGGGTTGCCGTGCTGATCTGGCTGGCCTTCAACCTGAAGCGCCAACTGGCCGGAGCAAAAGCGGAATCAGCGGCAGTCTACGCAGAGACTGGCCGGCTACTGGCCGCACACCAGGCGGAGAGCAAGGCTACCATCGAGTCAGCCAAGTCAAGTTTCGTCGCAATTCGCACCGAGGTCCGCGGGCTGCTCGAAGATCACCGCCGGGAGCTGGCCGCCATCCTGGAGGCGCACCGCGCCGCCATGCAGGCCGGGATCGACAAGATCAACGCTGAGGCTCTACAGGGTGCCGCCGCGCGCAGCATCCAAGCGTGTCTCCGGCTGGAAAAGGCGATCGGCGTCCTCCAGCAACTCTTCCTCGAAACCGAGTCCAGGTCGACGCACGAGTACGGCGCCGAAGAATTTGCGCCCGAGGAGTCCACTTTCGGCGCTCCGCCGTCCGGGTTTGGCTTGAGCCCAACCGCGGCCCTCGACCAGCAAGCCCAAGCCGAAGAGCAGGCGCTCCTCACAGAATCCCAGGCAGAGGTCTAGTCTATGCCCGCAGCGGCAAAGAAAAAGCGGGGAGACGGACCACTCAAAGCTCCCATACCGCCGCCGGGCTCAGCGCTGGCCGTGCGCAGCAAGAGCCGCGTGAACCGCTATCGGAATCTGGCGAGTCCCACCGAGGCGGATCTCCGGCGCTGGTTCCAGATCGAAGGCCTCCAGAAGACCGAAATGCAGTTGGCGGCCGAGGAGGGCGTCAACCCGCTCACCGTCAAGGCGTCGATCGACCGCATCAAGGAATGGACATTCCGCAACCAACTCTCCGTGCTCAACGTCAAAGCAGTCCAGGTGCTGATGGATCAACTTGAAGGCGTGAGCACTGTTTTCAAAGACGGCATGAAAGCAGAGAAGGTCATCTTCGTGGACAAGGAAACCGGGAAGGTGAAAACCCATCCCGACACCGCGATGCGCCTGAAAACTGTTGAGCAAGTCCGCGGCATGATGGAGACGGTCCAGCCGAAGACTCCAGCTCTGCAGTTGAATCAACAATTCAATGCCGGAGGTATTGCCGGCGGTGGTTTCGGTCCCGGCATGAGTTTCGAGCAAATCCTTCGCAAGAAGCGCGAGCAGATCGGTCTGGCGAACGAACAGGAGATCGAAGAGGCCGAGGTAGTCAGCGCCGAAGACGAAATTGCCGACGAATTCAAGGATTTTGGCGGAGACGAAAACGAGAACGGCGAAGAAGACGAGGAGGAAAACAATGGATGAGTCTCGGAGAAAATTCTTTAACATAGGAACTGTTGCTATAGCGGCAGTGGCGACTCCATTTGGAGTAGTTGAGATCAATAAAGCCGACGACGAGGTGATTGGTCCGATTATGTATGAGCATGTTTGCGATCACGGGAAATCAAACTGGGATCCAAAAGATCTTACTGAATACGAGAAAGAGTATCCTGGCCGCGTGTGGGGATGTGGAACTCGCTTTCGTTGGTACTTTGGAGTTCCTCCAATTTGCCCAAAATGTGGATGGGCATACGAAACGACAATTAAGGCGATTAGCGAAGGTCGCTACAAACGAGTATCTGGGTGAAGAATAGATGAGAGTACCACGTAAAGACTCCTCACTCAACGACGCTATCGATGTTCTGCAAGACCACTATATCCGCTGCGATCAGGATATTACTCGCGCTTGGGCGGAACTTCCCAAAGATGGTCTTGTATTCATAGAAAACGAAGTGCAAAAAGCTCTCGACCTCCGCTACTATCTTGAGAACTACCACTTCATCACAACCGAGCAAGGTGTCTTAAAATCCCTCTATCCATTCTGGGACCATCAAGAGATTGTTTATCAGGCGATGTGTGAAGAGTGGGCGGCGAACGGTTATTGCAAGATCATCGTTCTCAAGCCGCGACAGACAGGTATCTCGGTGTGGACTGCGGCAGCTATGTTCCATCGGACTATCTTCACTCCGCACTGCTTCACAATGATTATTGCACAGAATGAGGTAACATCGGAGCATATCTACAAACTCAGCTTGAATGCCTATGCGAATCTTCCGTGGTGGCTGAGGCCAGAGTATATGTATAAGACGAAGAAGGGAGCTATTGAGTTTCAGCGGTCTGACGAAAAGGAAAGACTGGTTGACCCTGGACTTGGCTCAACATTGCAGGTTTCTCCGGCAACACAAACCAGCGGGGTATCGATTGGAAGAACTATAAGAGCTTTACATGGAAGCGAAGTTTCAAGGTGGCCTAACGATGAAATATGGGAGTCAGATATAAAGCCATCTCTTAATGCGCTCGACACTTTCCAAGTATTTGAGTCAACCGGATATGGCCGCCAAGGTTTGTTTTATGACCAGTGGTGCGCGGCAGTGGATGGAGATAGCGATATACGCCCGGTTTGGATTCCAGTTTACAAGGTCAAGAAATACTATCTCCCACTCAAGAGTACATTCGAACTATCTGAAGAAGAGACGACGTTTAACGAGCGCATAAAAAAAGAAGAGCACTTTGAGATACCGGATACATTCTGGAACTTCCGGCGTGTTCGTCTGCGCGCAGCGAAGCGCTCGGGGACCAAGGCTGGATTCCTTGAGTCGTATCCTCTCACACCAAATGAAGCGTTTCAATCATCAGGCCTATGCGCGTTTGATCGCGACTCTCTTGAATGGCAGGAAATCAACAAGGTTTGCAAGCCGCTCTATGCCGGAGAGATTAGTCTGGTTTCGATGGAGCCGCCGCGATTCAACACTGACGACATTATGCCGGTAGCCGACGATGAGATTCTCCCAAGGCGCAAGTCGGGACGTGGCGGGAAGAGAATGCATATCTGGGAGATGCCGGAGCAGGGGGCAACTTACTACGTGTCCGATGACGTTGCGCTAGGAAATGGAGGAGACTTCTCGGTTGCGAATGTTTTTCGTGCCGGGCAAGGTATAGAGCCAGATACACAAGTTGCGACCTGGTGGGGCTGGATACCTCCGAAGAAATTTGCGCACGTTGTCGCGGCGATCGGCCTCTTCTACAATGGTGCCGAAGTAGCCAACGAATACATGAAGGACGGTATCACGACCGGCAACGAACTGCGCGACATGGATTATCCAAACCTGTATCGTCCGCAATTCAAAGACCGGCTGACGCATCAAGCGAGCAATTACCTGCATTGGCTGACCACATCAAAGACTCGCGACGAGATTATTGGAACCATGAATGAGGCACTGCTCGACCGGACAGTTGTTATCCGAGATGCCGACCTGCTCGACGAGATGGTAGACTTTGCGGCGCTAGAGACTGGCGGGAAATCTCAAGGGCAGGGGAATGAAGATGATGGCGTACTCACGGCAATGATCGGCCTCTATTGCCTGCGCGAGACGACGAAGCACTTGAAGACCAGCGCGGCGACCGAGCACGTCCGGCAGAGCGGCGAGCTCCACATCTATGGCGTCTACGACAACATCATGCGCCAGCGCGGGCAGTACAACACTCAAGCGGAAGCCGACGGAATGATCAAAGGCAAGGCTGGCTGGCAGGTAAAGCCAATTCTGGTTTGTAACGCGAATACACTCTACTCGCCGATTTTCGATGCGATGGGCGCAGAATTTGATTTACACTCGAAGCACGGCCTCGCCACGACGGAGATCACTCCGGATTTGGTGTGGTCGTATAAGCAGGCTATGGCCAACGCCGGGCCAGGGCGAGGATTGGAAGACTTCGGCGATGAATGGTAGGAGACGAGAATGCTGACAGGCGACAATGTGACCGGGGCGTACTGCCCGATGTGCCGCAACAATGGAAGCCCCGCGGTCCAGGCGATGCGGGATAACAGGGATTGCTTCTGCTTGATGGGCCACCGGCTCAGCCACGCGCAGTTCTGGGCGATGAAGCCGGACATGATGAAGACCGAGGTCCGGTTTGCGGCGGGGGCCGGCGACGTAAAAGCCGAGGTCTGGGTGAACCAGGAAGTTCTGATGAGAGCGAAAGAGGCGCTGGGCGAGCGCTTCCATCCGACAATAGCCTCTCTCATCCGGTGCTGCATGGCCGGCGAGCCGGTTCTGATCGACGGCGCACAGGCGGCCGAACTGCGAAAGCTAGGCGTGAAGAACGGCGCCGAGATGGTGGCTGCGGCCAAATTAAACGTCGAACTCTCTGGCCAGGTGGAAAATCTGACCGCTGAGGTCGTCAAGTGGGAGACGCGCATCGCCGGGGCTCTGGCTCATACTGAATAGCCAACTCAGGAAAATATCCCCGCAAGTTCTCACCGAAACCCTTGGCATCAGGTAAACTTTCCGCGATGGCTGACTTCAAAGAGAGACCGGAAAAGGCGCTGGAGCGGGATGTTCTCGCTTGGGCAGATGCCGTTTACGAAGAGGGAGAGCGCGAACTTGCGGACTCCCGCGAGATCCGTCTGACCTCCCGGCTCATCGACTACATCTCCGGCCAGCAGTGGAACGCGAAGTCCCGGTTTGGACGCTCCCGCCCCACGGTCAACCGCCTCTTTCGGCAATTCGTTGAGATGGCCGGCCTGCTTACTGACATCGAACCCGACTTCCAGGTCAAATTCGCTAACGAGGATGAGGAGTTTACTAAACTTCAAGACCTACTCAACGAGATGATCGGGATGTGGGCGCGATTCACCGACTTCGAGGCGGAGCTGACCCAGGCGGTGATGTGGGCACTTCTCCACACGGGCTACGCCAAAATCCAGTGGAACTCCGCGCTCAACAACGGAATGGGCGATTGCGAGTTCATGCCGCTTGGCCCGCTCAACGTGATGACGATTGGCGCGGGCAGCCGTATCCAGGACGATGAATGCGTTATCGCGCGCTGGCCTGTGACCATCGAAACCCTGAAACGCGCCTACGGAGACTTGGCCAACGATGTACACCCGGATCTCGAAGGCAATGAGCCAACCGGGGATATGTCCAGGCCCGGCAAGATGTCCGAAGCCTCGTGGGTCCGGCTGAACCCGGCGCTCAAAAAGTTGCTCGGCAAAAAGCAGGCTGACGGGAAGCGGTCGCGCTATCCCAAGGCCATGCTTAAGCAATTTTGGTTCAAAGATGGGGCAAAAAACGAAACCGGCGAGACAAAGCGGGTCGGCGACGCCAATTACAACTGGTCGTACATGGTTGAACCCGGTTGCCTCTGGTATCCCCGCGGCAGGTTCGTTATCGCGGCCGGCGGCAAGCTCCTGCAGGATGGTCCGAATCCCTACTGGCACGCGATGTATCCCTTCGCCAAGCTCCGGCTGATTCGGGTTCCATGGTCGCCTAATGGCGCGTCACCTTTGGAGCCGATCGCCATGATGAGCGACATCGTGAACCGGATCAACGGCGGGATCATGGATATGATCCGGGCGGCGATCGAGCCGCGCATGGTGGCGCCGAAGGCGGCGTTTGCGCAGTCAGTTTGGGATTCGATGGATCCTGGCGCGCCCGGCGGCAAGATCATGTACAACAACAATGCGCCGAAGTCTCCTGAGTTCCCGAAGCCGCCTGAGTTGCCGGCCTACGTCCTCCAAATGAAGCAGGATGTGGAAAAAGAGCAGGACATGACCTCGGGAGCGGCGGCCATCAACCAGGTGGCGCAGAAGAAGCAAGTTCCCGGCGGCGACTCGCTGGAGATGATCATGAACTCCCGGTCCATTCCGATTCGCTTCATGGGCCGCGGCCTGCACAGTTTTCTCACTGATGTCGGCACGATGGTCACAGCCAACAAAATGCAGTTCGAGACCTCCAAGAGCCGCATCAAGAAATTCGGCGTCAAGGGATTGACGGACGCGGACTTCGAGCCGCTCTACGGGCAGTGGCTGGAAAAGGGAATGGAGCCGGAAGAGTTCGTCCGCCAGGCGATCTTCTCGATTCGCAAGGGCAGTCTACTGGCTATCGAGAAACAGGACGAGGTGCAGGTGGCGTTCGTCATGCGCAAGTTCGGAGACTTGTCTCGCAAAGGCCTTTATCGCAAGCTCGGCGTGCCAAAAGCTGACGCAGAGAAGATTGAAGCCGAGCTCAAAGAAGAGGCCGCAGAGAAGATTGCGATGGCCGGCGCGGCGGGCGCGATGCAGCATCCACACGGGAAGAAGTAGGGCTGCGACTCTCAATTCACCGCTTGTTCCCTTTTTTGTCAAATATCAAATAATCTGCATGGTTGCGACGCAGCGAGAAAGTATTCTTCCACCGTCCGCTGATAATCTTGTGATCTCTTGCCACGATTAACCACTCGAACGGTTCTCCGCAGATTACCACAGCCCAAAGCGGCATCCATTGCGGCGTGTGATTATGAACAAATCCTTGGCATTTAAGGAGTAGATGCCGGGAACTCACTCGCCAACACTCCCGTAACCCCGCATCGAACTGTGTGCGTAGCTCCTTGTCATTCTGCCCCATCCCCTTAAACTGGCCCTCTTCAATGCTGCCAACGTAAGGGTGAAACGGAGGATCGTAAACTACGGTCGGGTATTCTCCGTCCGTGAAAGGTAGCGCACGGAAATCGGCAACCTTATCCCTGGCTCGAAGAGGATCAACGTCGCAGCCAATGACCGTACGCGCAGACCCGCGCCAAAAATCCCCACTGCCATAAGTAGCATCAAGGATCGGCTCTTGCGCATTGACTAAAGATAGAAGTCCTTCCACTGCTTCTGCTGACGACATTTCAACAACACTATTCATTTACAGCCTCATCATCTTCCGTTTCTTTAAAAACTCATTCAGGTCGTCATCGGAGATGCGCCAGCATTTTCGGCTGACATGAACCCCAACCAATTCACCTGATCTCAAATAGCGGCGAATCGATTCGACCCCAACGTGGAGTTTGGATGCAACCTGCGTGGGTGAGAGGTAAAAGTTTCCCATGCACGAATAGTAGCGCATTGTAGCGCATTGTTGCAAATCTGTAATTTTCCCTCAAATTTTGCGACGCAAGGCGGGACTGGAACCTCCTCGGTGGTGCGATATTGGCATCGAAGGCTTGATGGCAACATCTTGCTTGACCGTGGTGAAGGCCACGTAAAAAAACCGCTCCAGAAAAGGAGGACGCCTATGGCTCGCAAAGGTCACAAGCGCGGACACAAGTCGCGGAAGGCTCATCGCGGCTCCAAGCGCGAGAAGTAGTTCTCGCGTAGTCAAGCACCAACCACAACAGTGAACTGGGGCCGGTGCGCCGGCCCCCACCACCCAGGAGTATTCCCATGGCAAAGAATGATCGCGTCAGCGAAGAGACCTTTGGCCCGACCGTGACGGCCCCCAAGATGACCGGCGGCAAGATCGCGCTCTTCGGCCATACGATCCACGACGGCGAACCGATTCCGTCGCGCGGCTACAGTGTCAATGTCAAAACCGGCAACCCGGTAAACGGTCGCGGAAAGAGTAACTAAGCCATGCCAATGCCAGCCCCCACAGCCGCCCCTCCGAATTTCTACGACAACCTGCCTGCGGGCGGGGATGCTGCGGCGGGTGGACCTCCCCAAAAGAAGCCCGGCGGCGAACCGGATGCGGACGAGGAGTTGATGAAGGGGTTGACGGGCGTGTACCGTGTCCTGAGCAAGATGTCGAAGCTCAAAAAGGAACTGAAGCCTGGCATCGACAAGATCAAGGAAGACATCAAAGTTCTGGTTGTCCAAGGTTTGAAGAAAGATCCGAAAGACTTGGATTCCGGCGACGATAAGCCGGCAGAATCAGCACCACCGGAGCCGCCGGCTGGCGGGCCTCCATCACCTCCACCATCCCAAACAGACGAGTCGCACGCAGCTTAGTGCGAAGGGAGTAGTGTATGGCATTGCTCGACGATTTGAAAGGGCTTTTGAGCCCGGCAGAATTCGCGAAGATTCAGGGCAACAGCGCGGTGGCGACTCGCCTTGCCCGTGGCGAAGAGTTGGTCAGTTACTATGACGGCGATGAGCCGCCAGTGGCTGCAGTGGTCGATCCGCCTCCGGCGCGCAGCACACCGCCGCCCGCCGCTGGGCAGTTCGATTTGAGTGCGATCGATCGGATGCTCGACGCAAAACTCGGCAAAATCAACGAGACGGTTGATGCTCGGATTGCCGACGTGGTGAAGACGCGCGGCGACGAGCTAGTCAACAGCGCTGTGAAGATTTCGATTCAGCGGGCCGATGAGTTGAACCGTATTTACGGCCGCCATGAGCGCGAGACTGGCAAGCCGTTCGACTCCGCCGAGTTCAATACGTTCTTGGAGAAGCCGGAAAGCAAGGCGCGCGGGTATCGTTCGATCACCGACGCATACAACGACTACGTGGCGCCGGTTGTGACAGAGCGCACCATCGAAACAGAAGTCGAGAAGCGCGTGAAGGCAAGGTCTGGATCCGCAGGCGTACCGGGAACCACTCCGCCGCCGGCGACCAACAGCAACATCCGAATGTTCATCAACCGCGGCAAGACCGGCGCGGATGGTGCTCCAGCGACCGGCGCGGGGCGCGCGGCAGCAGCACTCGACAGGATTCAAGCCCGCCAAGTTGAAATGGCGAGCTAGGACTCAACAAACTTTAACCACGGAGGCCAGTGATGGCGCTTAACATCAATGACATCAGCGCAGTAACGAAGCAGGAGATTGTCCCCGAGATCGTGGACGAGTATTACAAGGTATCTCCAGTTTTCGTTCAAATCTTCAAGGGCGATACAGTCAAGCCCTTTCCGGGTGGCCTCTACATTCAGCAGCCCATCCAGTATGCGCCGCTGAAGGCTGGTCCGTTCGCCCCAGGCTCCACCTTCGACATCTCCTATGTCCAAACGGACACGGCGATGACCTTCGCGGTGAAGTTCTACTACGCGAACGTGACCCTCCAAGGCACGCAGTTGCCGATCAACATGGGCAACAACGCGGTGATGAGCTTCGTCGAAGAGAAGATGATCAACGGCTCGCAGGCACTGGCTCAAGCGTTGGCAATCGACATCTACAACGACGGCCAGGGAACCGTGTCCTCGCAGATTGCGTTGGACGGCCTGCTCGCCGGGTACGATGACGGCACCAACTATCCGACCTACGGCGGCTTGCCGCGCGCGGCTATCGGCTCGGGCGCCTCGACCGGCATCAACGGCTACTACCAGAATGTCGGTGGGCCGCTGTCGATCACCGCACTGCAGAAGGCCTACGGCCAGGGCACCTTTGGCAATCGCCAACCGAACCTGATCGCGACCACGCAGTCGATCTACAACCAGCTCTACAACAAGCTGGTCCCGGCGCAGCGCGTCAACGACAACATCATGGTCGACCAGGCGCAAAACATCGGCTTCACGGCCATCCGGTTCAACAACCAGCGGCTCGTGGTCGACCAGTACGTGCCCAGCGGCTACGTTTTCGGCATGAACACCGACTTCATGAACGTCCACATCTCGGACCACGAGTTGTTCGGCTTCGGGTTCACCGGGTTCAAGGAACTGCCGAACTCGGTTGACTCCGCCGGCCAGCTCTGCTTCGGCGGCAACATCGTGGTTAGCGCTCCGCGGCTGGGCTTCATTTTGTCCGGGGTGACGGGCTAGTAGTGGTTTGAACGGGGCGGGGTGATTCCCGCCCACAAGAATTTTGCAATGGCGCAACGGCGCTGGAGGCTTCACATGGCTCTCGGAACAGAATTTCCGATCATCACAACTGGCAACCTGTACACCGCGATCGACACATATGCGTCGACGATCACGACTCAGCCTCCGGTCAACTCGCCAAGCTGGCCGAATGGTGCGCAGAATCCCATCGGCGCGGCGTATCTGCTTTCGCCGGGCGCATCCGAGGGTCCGACCATGCTGTACGGCGGCAACGGGTACGGCGCTCCGCTGATCGTGCGCTATGTGCGCTACAACTCGTCGACCGCCGCGGCCATGCTCGCGTATCCCGCCCCTGTCTACTGGACAGACGAGACGTACACGACCGTCACCGGCACCTTCTCCGAAGGCAACCCGGCAGCCACCGGCAACCTGAACTCACTGGCCGGATGGCTGTTGCCGAACTTCACCGCCCTCAGCAAGACCGGCGCAGCGGCCACCACGGCTTTGAACGGCAATTTCTGCTTCATCGCAACCAAAGGATTCTTGCCGGCAGCGGCAGTGTGTGCGTCGACAGCAGTTGGCGACGCGCTGATTGGCGCTTCGGGCAACTTCATCGTGACGCGCACGGCGTCCGGCTCGGCTCCGCTCTGCTCGAAACTCGCGCTCGCCCTGTCGGCTGTCACCGCAAACGTAACCGCCGACATCTGGATCAACTGCGATCCCACTTTCTAATCGGAAACCCGCGCGTCGGAGTGATGCGCGGGATGCAACCAAGGAGCAGCCATGTCTTTGACGCTCACAAAAGTTCCTGACAGCACGCAGAATGTCGGCGTTTCTCAGGTAAGCACGATTTTTCAGGCGCAGCCCGCCGCTTCGGATTATCCGTCTGGAGGCTACGTTATTCCAGGAGCCCTGACAACCAGCACGACTGTCATCGGAAACTTTGGTGCGGAGTTCACCTACGGAGTAGACCAGATAGGGGAGAACGCTGCCGCGGCTGCCTACATGGCCGACTTCATCCTCCCGGCTGGTTCTTTCGGCGCGACTCCCTCTCCGGCTACGACCGTGACCATGCAGGTCGGTTTGCTTGGCGTCGGCGCTGGCATCCCGCTTGGCCTTGGCACCGTGTCCGCTGCGAAGTCCACTACGATTGGCGTGGCATCAAACGTCATCACGGTGGCCATCGCCAACAATCTGGTTGCTGGCCAGTTCGTGTACCTCCAGAGCTTCACCGCTGGTGGCGCGCTGAATGGCCACATCGTCCAGGTGGCAACGGCCTCCGCCACGGGATTCACGGCCAACTATCCGACAGCGAACATCACCGCCGCGACGGCTGACACCACAGGAACCTATCAGCTCGTCCAGGCCGGCCCCGGCAATCTTTTGACCACGGGCACGTCGGCAGCCATCACCAACTCGCTGGCTACCGCCAGCCTGTTGACCATGACTTGCGCCAACAGTTTTACCCCCGGCCAGTTCGTTGTCATCCAAGGCCTGACCAACGGCGCGGCGGCCAACGGCGTCATCGCTCAGATTCTCACCGCTTCGGCCACGCAGTTCACCGCGAACTGGACGGGATCTTCGTTCTTGACCGGAGCAGATGTCGGCACGGCCAAGTTGCTGGTCACCTCCGGCGGCGCTCCCGTAACAGTGGGAACGGCGTTTGCGATTTCCAACTCTCTTGCGACCGCGAACTCGGCGGGTACGGCGGGCGTGGTAACGCTGACCGCACTCAACAGCCTGGTCCCCGGAAACATCGTTGTGATTCAGGGATTGACCAACGGAGCCGGAGTCAACGGCGATCAGTTGGTGGTCAATGCGGCTTCCCTGACAGGCAAGCTGTTCGTCTCGAACCACATCAATGCGGGATTCACCACCGCCGCCGATTCTGGCACGGCCGCTTTGATGGTTACCGGCAACCCGACTGGTTTCCCGCAGGTATCGCCCGGAACCGATCTGAGTGCCTGCACCTGGTTCGCGAGCTTCCTGAACGGCGGAATGTAAGGCATCAACCAAAGAGGGGCGGGGTCACAGATCCCTCCCCTTGAAAGGCTTCCATATCGAGGTGAGGCGGGAGTACAATTCGATTATGACTTCCGCCTCCATTTTCGCCAACTGCCCTTCGAGACAAAAGACCATCGAGAAGACCTGCCCGTCATGCGGACAGGTCTTTCTTGTCAGCAAGAAGAAGATCGATCAGAAGACGTGCAGCCGTACCTGTTCCTGCGCTTTACGCTTGGGGAGAGTCGGAGATATTGCGGTAAAAACTTGCCCTGTATGCAAAAAAACATTTCGCTCCCATAAGGATGCAACTCGTAAGTATTGCAGTCCGGGATGCTGCAACGTGGCGGGAGAGAAGAGAGAAGCCAGATGGAACGTAGCTCGTGAATTGACGCGCGCCAAATGTGCTGTTTGCGGGAAAGAATTCCTACCGGCGAATCCTAGAAAGAAAATCAACCAGATAACTTGCAGTCGAGAGTGCTGGTTTGCGTATTATCGTGACGATTCTGGAACCGTGAGAGATAGCGCAAAAGGATACAAGCGCGTTAAAACAGAAGATGGAAAATGGCGGCAGGAGCATTGTGTAATAGCTGAAAAAATGATAGGCAGACCTTTGACGAAAGAAGAGGTTGTTCATCACAGAAACGGAAAGAAAGGGGATAATCGTAAAGAAAATCTCCAAGTGGTTACAAAATCAGAGCATTCGACAATCCATCAAATGGCGGAGAGGATAGGAAACACTCTTATGGCGCAATGTATAGGACTTCCAATTCTTGCCGGAGAGTGGATTCATCCCTTAGAAGGATGCGAGGTGTAATGTGCCAGTGCCACCGATTGTTATACCTCAGCAAGTGCAACCTAACGTGGGAGTTCTCCCGTTCGTTCAACAAATGAACTTCGGAGGAATGATCGGGCAAGTTAGTTCTTGGAATCCTAACTGTATAGCCCAGATACCCGGATGGATCAATAACATTGTTCGAGGTCTGTATTCTCGTCGCACTTGGTACGGCCTCTTCACAAAAGGCCAGATCATCTGCCCGGCCTCAGTCAGCGGCGGAACGGCCACGGTCACCTTTAACTCCAACACCGTGCAGGGCAACAATACAACATGGGACCAGACGCTCATCGGCCGCCAGTTCCGCGCCGGGCTCAACACTCCGATCTACACGATCACGGGAGTTGATCCCTTTGCGCAGGTGCTGACGCTGGAGCTTCCATGGGGCGGCCCGTTCCCACCGGGGCAGACGACGCAGACGACCGGCTACTACATCGTGCAGATGTATTACAGTTTCGGCCCGAACATCAAGTACATCAAGACCTGCGTCAATATGCAGATGGGATTCAAGTTGTGGACGAATCTCACTCAGGATTATCTCGATAACCGCGACCCGTGGCGCATCACCGTGAACTTCCCGTGGGGACTGGCGCCGATGCCAGCGGATCCGAATGGGAACTATCTGATTGAATTATGGTCGGCACCCTTCACGCAACAGGCGCTCCCTTTTATGGCCTACTGTCAGCCGGCGAATTTGCAAAATGATACTGATAGCCTGCCGCCGTACATCCGCTGCGACGTGGTGATCAAGGAAGCGATGTGCTGGGCGCTGCGCTACAAGCCGAAGGACAACCCCGGCTATGACCCGCAGACGGCGCTGTCGCTGGCGAGCACCTTCCACCAGGAGTATGAAGGCCTGCTGGTCGAGATGATGAACGAGGACGAGAATCTGTACCGGACGAGCGCGACGATCCAGGGCGAAGATCTGCCGTTCTACACGCCGGGTGGAGCCTATTGGGAGGCTTCTCACGCCTGTATGTCGGCCAGCGCGTCGGAAGGGTGGTAAACTGCTTTCATGGCACAGACCTGTGGACAATGCGGCAAGGTGGTTTATCGGATGCGGTTTATGGCCATACAGAAAAAATGGCTGGGCTTCGATTGCGGCTGCCTGGCGGCAGATCGGATACCAAAGGGGACCGGCAACCCCTTCGACATCACCTTCGACCATGTGGCCGATGAGCTAGGAGGTCACCTGCACGTCTCAAGTATTCGGGAGTTGGAAGCGGCCGAGAAGCGCCTCGGTTTCCAAAGCGTAGTCCTGAACTCGGACGCGCAGAACTTCGATGACCCACCGCAGCAGCGCGAGGTAACGGTAAGCGATCTTGTCAAGAGGAAATTCTCTCAAATGAGGCAAAGGTATGCGTGAAGACAAAGAAACTCCAGAAATGGAAGCTCGTAGCCACTCGTCGAGGTTCTTGAAGAAGGCGGCCAGGCTTTCTTCTAAGCGGAAGACGGTGAAGCGCAAAACGAAAAAGCGCAAGTTGCACCGCGCCACAAAGCGCAGGGCAGGAAGCAGGCAACCATGAACCCATCGGAACGAGTCACCGACGTATTCCGGCGCAAGAGTTTTGGCAAGGTGGACGCGCCAGCCAACTCGAAGCCGGCCACCGACAACTTCCACATCGATCGTGCGCGCCTGGGGATGCACGAGGAGTACGACCCCGAGGTCAAGAACGATTGGGGCGGGACCGGCAAGTACGTTCCGAAGCCGAACAGCATTATGGATAATGTTCGTGGCGCCATGGGCGGCATCGGCTACAAGTCCAGCTACCGCAACACGAACGATCCAGTCGAGGTGACCAGCACGGAAGGACCAGGTTGCTGCCCGTCGCCGTATGGTCGCGACGCCAAGAATCCGTTGACTAGATTGAAGGGAGACTAAGCCATGGCCGTCAGACCATTTGCAGGAATCATCACACTTTCAGGGGCCGCGCAACCGCTATTCGGGTCGGCCGTCACTGCTGCCGTCACACCACCGCCGGACCAATTCAGCGGAGTCCTCACGCCGGGCTCAAACGAGACGCGGTGCTCTTTGACCGTCACCTCAACCAAAGGGTTCTTGCCGGGCGATCGCGTAGCTGTCGGCCTGGCCGCGGCGTTTCTGCCAGGCATTGTCGCTGTCGGCTCCATTCCAGATCAAGGGACAGTGAAGACTATTACATCTGGAACCGTGATGGTGATTCAAGGCCTGAAGCAGTCCCATGCGGGCAGCGGCGAATGGTGTGTGCTCAATGAGGACGCCGGCAACGTGCATATCCAGCCAGTCTCTCTTTCCGCGGCAACCTACATCGGGAACGCTTCGACTGTGGCCTTTACCGACCTGAGCGTCATGGACTACCTCGCATCCGGGGCCACGGCGCCGCTCGATTTTGAGTCTATCGGACAGAGCCAACCCATGCAGTTGTCGCAGTTCTGGGTGCTCGGGTCCGGCACTCTTGTCCCGCGCTTCACGCAGATATAGCCCATGGCCACGCCGATCTCCACGCTCGCCGCGAATGTTCAGTCCCGCTTGGAAGAAAATCCGGGCGGGCCTGGGCAGTGGTGGTCTGCGCAGTACGAGATTTACTCGGCGATCATGGAAGCGCAATCAGATCTGCTCTTGCTCGTCGGCCGGCCCACGCAAATCGTCAACATCCCCTTCACTCTGACCGCCAACTCGGTCTGGCAGGCCGTGCCGAAAGGCTACCTGGCGATCACCGATATTCAGGGCGCGGGCTCACCTCTCTACAAGGTGAATTTGTGGGATCTCGATTACCTCCAAACGAGCTGGCAATCGGACTGGATGCAGGACGTTGACGACGTTGCCGTGCGCTGGGCGCCGATCGGCTTCAACCTCTTTGTCGTTCACCCGGCAGTCTCCACGCCCCAAACCGTGAACGTTACCGCAATTCAGTATCCAACGACCGATGTTTGGCCGTACACTGGAAGCGAGAGCGTGGTCTTCGAGGACAACTTCTTCCAGTTGATCGAGGAGTACGCAGCTTTTTACTGCCGAATCAAGGAACTCGGAGGAGAGTTCCAGGAGGGCATGAAACTTTTCGACCAGTACCTGCAGGGCGCGAAACGCATGACGGCGATTCAAGACCTGCGCGACCCGCTGCTCTTTACGTCCGGCTACGGCGCCGGGCAGAACGTCAACCCAACAACCAAGAGATAGGAGATTTCTATGGCGAACGGAATCCAGCAATTTCACGGCATAGTCAGCGAGTGCTCGTGTGGCCTCGCAAAGCATCCCGAAGGCACGGGCGAGCGGGCTTGCAAAATCTGCTTCGGCAGAGCATTCGTGGCAGAATGCCTCGGCTGTGACGGCCACGGCCAGACCACGCAGAAGATGGCGGGCGGCCCCGGCGTCATGTCGGCGACGTGTTCGAGCTGCGGTGGAGTTGGAAAGTTCGGCGTCAACAAGCCGGCGGACTGGGACGAGACGCACCCGGTTGCCGTTCCAGAAGAGGCGCTCGTCACGGCGTAAGGGAACAAACGGGGAAAAGGCGCGTCGTGGAACATTGAGGGGTGAGTCATCGCAAATCCAGGCGTAGGCTACAGGACGGCAGCGGACTTGATCTTTGAGATCAGCCTGCACCTCTGTATGCCTGCGGTCTACGCTGGACTCTCTAATCCCATCGCCGCCGGCGCAGGTGTTACGGCCACCGTCGGCAGCACATACGCGATGTATTCTGGCGCGCAACTCGTCGTCGAGCAGCCCGGCAACGCCACGCAAGAAGTCGTCACCGTCCTAACGGTTCCCTCTCCTACCACTTTCACCGCCAACTTCGCCAACGCGCACGCCGCCGCCGCGCCGGTTTGGGGCGCTACCTTCCCCACGCAGCAGGCTACGGACCCGATCTTCACCCAGGCGGAGATGCTGCAGTACCTGTCGCGCGCGCAGAACGAGTTCCTGACGGCCGTGCCGTGCTTCTACCAGCGGTTCTTCCAGACGGTGAATACAGGCCTGATCTACCAGGCCACGCCGCCTACAGCCATCCTGATCGATCGCATCGCGGCCTCGGCCATTGACATCGGCATCACCAGCATGGTGCGCGCCGGCGGAGTTGTAACGCTCACCGCGGGCGGGCCGACGGACCTGGTCCAGTACAACACCTTCGCCGTGGTCAATCCGACCGACCCATCCTTCGCCGGCGTCTTCGCGGTCATCAGCGCGCCGTCACCCAACGTCATCACTTACCGGCAGGTCGGCGCCGATGGATCGACGACAGGCGGCACGATTCAATCCATGCGTAGACTGTACGAGTTGACGCAGGAGGAGCTCGTCCAGCAAGATCGTAGTTGGCAGTCTAATTACGTTGGGCCACTGCAAAGCTGGTTCGAGGACCGGGCCGGGCTCTACCGCTGGGGAGTTGGCGGGCGGCCATCGTCGAACTTCCCGGTCGAGTTGCTCTGCGCGGTGCGAGACACGGACACGCTGGGCTTTTTGGATGGCTTCCTCGCGCCGGATTGTTGCCTTCATGGGATCAAATATCTCGCTCTGGCGTATGCCTGGGGCAAGGATGGCATAGCTCAACAACCACAGATGGCCGAGTTCGCGCTCAAGCGGTATGCTCAGGTGGTCATGGCGACCGGGCGCTACATCCAGGCTATGAAGATGGGGACGAAACAATGAGCGCGAAGATTCGCAAAATGAGCGACCAACAATACGCTTTCCATTGTTTAGGATGCGCGTGCTCTCATGGTATTCCAGTCGAAGGACCGCAAGCATGGGGCTGGAACAGAAGCGTGGAAACTCCGACGTTCACGCCGTCTATTTTAGTCAGGTGGGTAAAAGAAGTAGACGGCAAACCTCTGCCAATGGTATGCCATTCCTTTGTGACCGACGGCCAGATTAAATTCCTCAGCGACAGCACTCATGCGCTCGCCGGGCAGACGGTTGAGATTCCGGATTGGGAGGATTGATGGCCAACTCTCCTACATCCCGTCCCACACCCCCGGCCGCTACACCGCTTCCAATTCAGCGCGTCCAATTCACCGCCAAAGACTTTGCGGAGAACCCAGGGAGCGTCAATGTAACGCTGAACCAGGTCATCGGAGCGATTCAATCTCTGCAAGGATCGAGCGGCCCGAGTGTTCTCCCTTCGGGCATCGACGTGGCCGGCAGCACGATCACAGGCCTGGCCGCGCCCACTTCCCCGTCAGATGCAATATCGGCGGGGCACGCGGCAAACCAATACAGCGCATCGTCTCTCGGGCCGCAACTCGACATTGGCGGTAAAAACGCATTGAAGGGTCTGACGGGGTTGCAGATGACCTCAAATTCTCAGGCATCAACACTTGCAACGATCACGGCAACCTTGGCAACTGGAGTGAGCGGAACGGTGACGCTGGTCAAACTAACAGTCGGCGGAACGAATGGAAGCCTGACGTTCGCCGCGGGTCTTATAACTGCATTTACGTCTCCGACGTAAGGATAACAGAATGGCTCAGGATACAGAATATCGGCCAGTACCATTTGTCTATAAGTCGAAAGGACTTGTTGCGCGCAGCATCGAGGACCAAGCTCCAGAGTACACCTATCTTCAAGTGCTTAATTGCCTGGAGCGTGAGGAAAACGCGATGTCGAGTCGATTCGGCACGCAGATTATCAATCGCGACCCCGCCGGCGCAGGAACCAGCAATCATTATTTCACCCAGCCGGTTACATCTCTTTCGCGACTCACATTCCAAGGCAGCGCATGGCGTTACGCCGGTCTCGCCGACGGTTCTCTCCAGCGCCGTTCAGGAAATACACAAGGAGCTTATACGCAGCTCACTCTACCGACGACCGTAACCGGAACACAAGTTGTTCTCTCCGGCCAGCCATTCGAGTCCATTGTTCAAAGTTGCTTCGAGACGAGCCAAGCCTATCTTTTCATTTACGACCAGAACGCGTCAATCAAAGACCAAGGAACAGGCAACCCGCAACTCACTGGCATCGACCCATCTCCGTACACGCTCAACGTGCTTCCCTACGCCCCGCTGCTTATTATGATTGATAGTTTTGCTACAGGAAACACGTACACCAACTCAGGAACGAGTGCTTGGGGATATGGGGCGTTGGATACCTTGGATGCCACTTACGGAACTCTTATTACAGATTTCAGCCAATTCTACGGAATATCCTTGTCAACCGGAGGAGGGACGCGCTATCCATCTACGGGATACGTTACCGGATCATCGGGCAGCGTATCTCAAACAGGGGCTGGAACCAACACGGTAACAACAAGCGTAGGAGGAGGGTTTGCGTCTGTAGTGCCATCGGCAGGGCAAATCGTCACTATTTATTTAGATGTCAGCAGCAGTTGGAGCGTAAGCGGGGCAGCATACGTTTATGCTAATTACGAGTACAGCCTTGATGGAGGGGTAACATGGAATACTTTTTATAACACATCTGCATCGTCGGGATCGGGAACACACCCCACTTCTCAAATGTCATTTGTTGTAGGCGTATCAAACCTTAACCTAGTTCAATTTCAAATAGTTCTCACAGCGCAATGCTTTCCAACAGGCTCCCCGTCATGCTCGCTTACTACGGCTATTACAAACCCCTACGCGGTGGTGAGCAACCCTGGAGCGTTTGGACCTATCGCAAACGGCATGATTGCTTTGCTAAATACAAATACTCAGGTCACCATCCCGATTTCCAGTGTTACGTCGCAGACGCTTGTCGGAGGAATATACACTCAACTGCTCGTAAATACGACAGCGGCGCACGGCCTTGTTGCGAATGATCTGATGGCTATTTATGCGTCGTCGAGCGATATTATTGATGGATTCTACAAAGTGATTTCAGCGCCAACTACCACATCTCTTACGGTTGCTTTTCAGTCCGCCGTGCAGATTGGGGCGAATGGAGGATACGTTACCTACACAACCTCCGGTTCAGGCGATGCCAATGTTCCTTCCGCTTGCGTTCTAACAGATCAGTATGCTTCTCCATATCCGTCGCAGATGTCCGCATGGGGATTCTATGAATGGGTTCCTCCCTCAACGGCTGCGTTTCCTCTTGGCGCATGGAGTGGGACGATTGCGGCAGCGAGTTCGACCGCGACAATAAGCAAGACAGTAAACCTGGATTTAAATCAGAACAACCAAGTGACCGATGCCGACTTGATTGTTCTGACGCTGCTGGTGTCGAATCCAGAAAATATAAGTCAGGTAGAATTGTCGTTTACTACATCCTCTGGAACCAACAACTACTACACGGCATTTATCTCCCCAGCGTATTACCAAGGAGCTGTGAGCGGGAACACGACAGCGTATCAAGCAACAGAAAGTCAGATACTTGCAGACACACTCGGATTGATTACCGGGCAGCCTGCTGGAACGATTAGCGCACAACTGCAGCCGACAAATATCTCGACAGGTTCTGGATCGTGGCAAGCCTGCTATATTCCGCGAGGGAACTTTCTGCCGGTTGGACAAGCGGGACAAGCGGGAATCGACTGGGCAAATGTGACTGGTTGGACGCTGACGGTTACAACAAACTCCAATGGTGGCGTGTCGTTCTCAGTGAATGGACTTTATCTGCAATGGGGATATGGACCATCTTCGTTCGCGGGAGTTGGCTACGACTATCGGCAGACTTACTACAATGCAAACACGGGTACTGAATCGTCGCCAAACCAGGAGCAGATGTTCAATGAAGACTACGGCTACCTGGCTTCGACAGCCGCTCCAATCTTCTTGAGGCAAGCGGCGCAGGTGGTGGGCCAGTATTCTCCGGACCCGCAGGTAACTCATGTGCGCCAGTATCGCCGAGGTGGCACGCTATCATCGAACTGGGTCCAGGTCGGCCAGATACCGAACGTAACAGGGACGGGCCAGTTTGTTTTCAAAGATGTGATCGCGGACGCCTATATTCAACAGGCGCAGATCCTGGTACTCGACAACGATCCGCCTGTGACCAGCTCGCTTGTTACGCCGATCCAGACGACTCTGGCGGCGGCAACCACGCTTTCCAGTTTGAATTCAATCTACAGCACTTTCAGCTCGCAGACGGTGACTGTGGCGCAGACCGGCGCGGTGTTCGTGCAGAACCAGCTCGCCATCATCGGCAACCCTTCAAATGAAGAAGTGGTGGCGGTAATCACAGGCGGGACGGGAACCTTTACGGCGATCTTGCGACTGCAACACAACCAAGGCGAGCCGGTCAGCGTCTACGCTGTTCCCCGGCAACCATGCAGTCTGTGCGCCGAGGCCTACGGACAGACGTGGCTGGCTGGCGACGAGAACAATCCCAACAACCTTTACTACTCGAAAAAGGGGTTACCGGAGAATTTCGGTCCGCAGAACTACATTTCCGTCTCGACGCCAGACGACATTATCAACGCAGTCATCAACTGGCGCGGAACGCTGGTTGTGGGCACGATGAAGACGTGGAAGATCATTGTGGGCGGCGCGCAGCCCTATCCTCAGACGACAGGCTCTGTGCATGGCATCGTGGCAAGGGATGGATGGATCGAGGTTGAGGGAGCGATTGCCTACCGCGCAGCGGATGGAATCCGGATGTTCACTGGCGCCGATGGCCAATACATGACGCTGCCTATCGAATGGATTTACCGCGGCAACCCGCAGTGCATCCCGCCGCAGGCCGACCCGACCCAGGCCGGACAGGATGTGTTCGCTTATTACAACAATCAAGTTATTGAATCCTATATCAGCCTCAATGAAGGCAGCCCACGGTATCGCATGGTATGGGATTCACAGTACCAGCGCTTCCGCTATGACGACGTGGCCGCGACCGCGATGTTCTGGGAGAAAGACACGAACGTCTTTCTCGTCGGCAAGCAGATCGGAACCGGAAAGTACGCCGTGGTACAAGACCAGGTGGGCGACTACGACGATGGTGGATGGAATACGGCGACACCCCCAGCGCTGATTCAGACGCCAATCACCATGACCATCCAGCATCCATACCGCGACCTCGGCAAGCCGCACAACAAGAAGCAGTGGAACTGCTACGAGACAGATGTGAATACGCAGGGCCAGGTGATGACCTCGACGCTGCTCTTCGAGGACGGATTTATCT